ACTTTCCTTTTCTCGAGGTTTATCTGTGAAAAAATATTTTAGGATTTCGCACAGAAACAAGCTTGAGCCTCTCTCAACTTCGGTTTCAGCTTGGCTATCCAGTCCTCGTAGAGAGCACTCTCATCGAGAGTCTGTGAGGCCGAGTTGAAAGTTTCGCAGGCAGTGTTCGCAAGTTGCTGAAGGCTCACCTCCTGAATAACTTCCTCCGTCAGAACCCCGTCAAAAGCTAGACTGGACGAATCGGATTTGTCCTTGAAGAGCTTGGCAATCGGCTGATCGATCGAATCATCCGTTTGGATGATCCAGATATTTACAGGCTTGGTCGAGGTGAGCCGATGAACCCGGTCGATGATTTGGTCGTTCACATCGAACGCCCAATCAATCGATGGCACGATAAGGTTGTTACAGCACTCGAAAGAGTGGCCTTCCGACATCGCTTTTTGGCCGGCAACCATAACAGAGTACTCCCGGTTCTTAAATTTCTGAGCGAGAGCTCCGCGTTTCTTTGGTGCGGTCAGGCCGTCAAGCCGAAGACTAGCCACGCCAGCTCCGCGAAGTAGGCCGTCGAGTGTTTCAGAGAAGTCGTGAAAACTTGATCCAACCATCACTTGTTCGCCGAGCATCAACCGCTCCGAAATAATTCCGAGAACAGCGGCGAGTTTCGGGGTCATAGCTTCACCACTTTGATAAGGGTAGAGCTTAATCGAATTTGGGCAGAGCGCCGCTTGGCGCAGCAAGCCGATTTGGATAGCTGCTCTAACTCGGGCGTTTTTAATATCCGCCCCATCCTTTGTTACCGTCGGAGGATTCTCAACCCACTCCCGATAGGTGTTTTTCTGCGCTGCGCCAAATGGGACGGCGACAAAATGAAAGAGTTTCGGCACAATATCCTCTCCGAAATCGCACTTCCGTCGGCGCAAAACTAGCGGACTGAGGAGTTTCCATAGGCGGTGAATGTTGCAAATGCGCGCCGACCGCTTGGCAATCTTCCTCGTCTTTCGATTCGTCTCGAAGTAAACGTCCTCCCGCGTGAGAAATCGATCTTCCTGTGAGTGGTCATTCGCGAAACGCTCACGGGACTCGGAAGTGGGATCATAAGGCCAAATTTCATTTGCAACTTTCGGAGAGCCTGCAACCCAATGCCCGAGCCAAAAGAACGACTCTAGTCGGTTTTTGATCGGAGTCGCGGTCATAATCATTCGATAAAGTGGCTCAAGCCGCCGGACACCCTTTGAAATATAGGAGTCAGTCGATTGGAGCCGCACGCCTTCGTCGACCACAACGCAGTCAAATGAGTCGTGTGTCGCCAGCATAGTCGCGAGCGATGGCTTTAAGGTGCAGAAAATACCATTTTGAGATTCACCGACACCCTCCGAAAGCTCCAAGAAAGTCACCTTAGACTGCATGCCCTTGATTAGTTGCTTGCGGCTCTTGATCACTGTAGCCGGATACTCCACGGAGCCATCGAACTTTTCTTCGCCGGCGGTTTCGTCGGATGCGTTGTAGCCGAGCTGCTGGAAGGTGGTGATGAAGAACTGCGGTTTATTGACCCTGCTCTTCCTGTCGAGCTTCCACGAGTAGAGGTCGCTGATCGACGTAAGTGGGAGCAGGCTGTAGCCAAACTGTCGAGCCGTGTCCTTGAACTGCGGGTGCAGGTCTTCGAGCGCGACGATCAGAACACGCTTGGCGTCTTTGATGAGAGGCCACGCGAATGCGGCGTAGGTCTTGCCTCCGCCTTTGTCCCACGAGAGAATGAGTGAATCACGACAGCCGGCTCGCGCCAGGTCGTCCAATTGGAAATTTTTGAATTTAAGCATGGTTTGGTTTTGGTTGAGTTGGCTCACTTGAACCGTTCGGGTTTTGATTTGTTATCTCTTGGCTCGCCTCAGCCCAGTCAGCTCTAAATAGCCACTGACGCGAGCCAGGGGGAAGGTACCCCTTTAACCGCATATTGAAATCGCGCCACGACAAACCTAAGTGCGACCGCAGTCGGTTTTTCCCGTGCTTTTCTGAAAGCATTGTTGCAAGTTGTCCGAAGGATTTTGATTTAATCATAGGTTAGGTTTCTTTAATTATGCCGTGATGACTCTCTCTTGGACAGTCGCGAAAGTGTTTCTAGTGAGCGGCCGACCAGGGACTTCTCGACTTCCGTGGACGGGCAGCGGCGATTCTACGGTGCCGGTGCTGCGCCGCCTCGGACGCTTGAGAGTCGCCCACTCCATGAGTCCTTCGAGTTGGTCTTGTTGGCGGTATTTGTTGCCCTCGAATCGCGCCCAAGTTTTCGGCTTCATCCCGACCTTAGCTTGGTGCTCGGCGGCACGGATTTTACGCTTCACTGATCGGGGAATATGTATGTTGCTCTTCCCCACGGATACGCCGGTCACTTTACGGTAGCCACAGGTAGCCTCCTGCCAGTGCGTCTTGCTCGGGTTGAGCTCAAATCCGTAGTCGGCCAACACTCCCGGGATGGCTGCAATTAAGCGCCGCCCGACATTAGGATGGTTGAAGGAAAAGGTCAGGTCGTCGGCGTAGCGAGTGTAGACGAAATTCCACCCAAGCCGCGACTGCTCGCGCATGGCGAGTATGCGGCCGTCGGCATCATCCATTGCCATGTTCGCGATAATAGGTGAACACGGCAGGCCTTGGACGGCTCTACAGTCGGGGAAAGCGAGCAGATCGCAGTCAGGAGTGTGTTCCACGAAGGCTCTGTTGTTGGCACCATCTACCGCCCACATAACCCCAGTAACCTTCCGAACATCTACGTTGTCAAAGAACGCGGAAATATCCATCGAGAGGGTGAAGCGCCATTCGCCCGCGTGCGCGAGTGCGTTGGTGACGGGACTGCGCCCAAAGGTAAACCCGTGAACACACTCCCGAGGCCGATAGACCGATTCCAAGGAGGTGAGCACTTCGCGAGCGATATGCTTTTCAGTAGCTGTCGGCACCCAGATCACGCGGGTCTTGCCGTTGCCCTTTGGTATCTCAATTCGGTTCATGGATTTCCTTGGGGTGATGGTTAATTACTCTTCAAGTACCGCTCGTAAGCAGCATTGAATAAATCGACGTGGTGTGTCCGGATGAAGTTCGGCGAGAACGTGTTCGCTTTCCGGCCGCGCTTCTTCGGGTCGTGCTTACTGGTTGGTATCTTTTCGATTTGCTCGATCGTCGCCTTATCGTAGGTGACGATACCGTCTTCAAGGTCGCGCTGGTATTGCGATTTGCTGTATTTTTGATGTGCCATAATGGATTGGTTTTAGTTGATTTAGTTGGATGAAAGTTTTGCACCCTCACGAGGCCTGCGAAGCGTTCCTGGATCACTAAAGCAGGAATGCGTGCGGGTATATTTTCTTCTCACTAAGGAAATATACGGCACGCATTCAGGCTTTAGTTCTCCAGGAACGCGGGACGTTCTTACTGATTCCTGCGAACGGTTGAACCTCGGCGATGCGCACGAGACCTCAGAAACAGTTTTGGATAGCCAGACGTTCATTTGGGTGCCAGGAGTCACAACTCACCTATGGTTTCAGATACTCAGATCTACCGACTTTCTGCTAGAGGGTCACTACGCCCCCCGATCGGGTTTCCTTTCTCTTCAGTCCCATGAGCTTGTTGATTTGCCTGAAAGTTTATCACTCTAGTTGGGCTTGCGAAGTTGATTTCATTGAACCCGGGAGGCATCCGCCGATGGGGATTTCGGAGGTCGCTTGCGACCTCTTCCCACTTACGAGATCCAGCTCGGCGGTTGCAGCCCGGGTGATCGGAACCAACGGCCTTGCTTTACTGATTCCTGCGAACGGTTGAACCTCGGCGATGCGCACGAGACCTCGGAAACAGTTTTGGATAGCCAAGCTCCAACTAGAGCGATGGGGCCGTAACCACGCTTCGATATTTAGCTGCATCCAAGTAATCTTTTTACTAGAGGTCACTACTCTCCGGACGACTTGTTCTGCTACTGATCTAGGCGCGACGACGAACCTAAATTGTTATTCGACCTCTTCGCTTTCCTCAATTCTCGCGTTGAGCTGAGCGACGGCAAATTCGCCGATTTCTTGCATGAGAACCCCGATAGTGTTTTTGGCAAAAGGGTCGATTTGTTCGGCCATACGAAACTCTACTTTGCCTGCGTCGTCGGGTATGACCTCGACTACCATGCGCGGGTGTGATGTGTGGACGACGAAGAAGCGATAAGTCACGCCCTCGCCCTCGCCATACGCGCTATCTGCGAACAGGAAGCGCGGCGTGGTGCTGAATGGAATAGGTGGTGTTAGATCAATCATGTTTCTAGTGCTTTGAGTTTATTTCTGTAGTGTTGGTAAAGGTCTGGACTGACTTCAGCTATGTCGGGAACGTCCGGCATGTTGAAGTGCAGCATCAGATCACGAATAGAGTGAAATTCATCGACAGTGGAGAGGACTCGACAGGTATCGTCGTCGTCTTCGTATTCAGCGCGAATTGTGTCTTTATCGAGCGCGTATTGAGTGAATCCGTGGACTTGGCCAACGGAGTCGTTGACGCAGATCATCAACTCTTGGCCGGACACGAGAACTTCCTCTTCCCCGAGGTCAGGGTTCTCGCGAAACTCAATTTTACGACCCTCGAAGGTATCGCTTGTTAAGCGATAGGTTTCTCCGGCCTTGAAGCCAAGCCAATCGTTGGCCGCAGTAAGCCGGTCTTCCTCTTCTGCCCAAGCCACACGCATAGCTAGGGTGGGCTTGGTAAAGGGAGTGCGTGAGCGGTGGTATTCCTGAACGGAATACTCGACAGCCTTGATCAGTTTAGGGTCAACCTTCCAGCCCGCCTCGCGGACAGTGTGGAGCAGTGCGAGCCGATCGCTCTTAGTGAGTACGAGTTCGACAGGCCGGCGACCCCGCAGCCCGTGGAGTGCCCGAGCCAAGTCTTTGGAGATGCGGCGAGAGACTTGATCAAAGCCAGAAAGGTGAGTGCCGATGTATCCGTTGTCACCCAGCCAAATGTTGAATTTTGGGCGGTTCTGGCGCTTACGGGCTTCCCACTCTTCACGAACCATAAGGAAGCGCTCGGGAGTCGTTGTGTCGCGCATGTGGCGAGTCCCTACGTCAATGCGCTCAGTCTTGCCTAGCCATGTTGGGCGCTGGTTAGCGTAGCGCCGCATATATTGAGCGACAACCTGCAGGGCGGAGCTCGGCATATTGACCTTGCACGGCTTTCCACCGTTGCGGTGTTTTTTAGCAAAGTAGAGCACGGCCATCTTGCGGGTGTCCCGCACGCCGGGAAAGAACTGCGGCAAGGTGACGTGCATCCAGACTCGTGAGTAGGTTGGACACGGCACAATGAGCTTTTCGACAACTGGTTGCGGCGCAATCATCATGCCCTCGCCATACTCGGAGAGGCGGTCAAGTGCGATCAACCACGACGCCTGGACGCTATCCATGTGGACAACTCCATCAATTACCCGAGACGGGCGCCGGTGCTTAAGGCTGACTTCTGGGGCTGGCCAGCGAAGCCCAAAGGGCGGGTTCATAACGAGTAAATCAAAGTAACACTTAGCCTGCTGCATGAGCGGCAGAATGTTATTTAGATCGCCGATAATTGTGCGGACTTGGGAGGACTGCGACCGACGGTCAAGGTCGGTGCCGAGTAGCGTTTTCGTGTGCTCAAAACTGGCTCCGCTGAGCAGCGAATGATCGCCGCAATGAGGGTCGAATATCACGGGGCGCACTGGCGAAAGTGGCAGCGCAAAGACGCGCGCGTAATCCTTTGGCGTGAAGAATTGCGCCGTGCCTTTATTGAGCACATCAGGCGAGCTATCCAGCGCTTCTTGGAGGCCGTCTTGGTCAAGTGTTTTACCCTTCTGCCTCCTTGGAATCGGTGGGCGTATTACGGTTTCAGTCATGGGTCATTATTTTAATGATAGGTGGTTCCAGCGACTAGCAGTAGTCGCTCGGATCAATAGGGATGAAGACCACGGGAATCTTACGCGCGGTGCATGTCGGATACATTCTGAGAAGGCGAGCAACGATCCGTTTATCCGGATTACACTGCGGAGACCTCCCATGGGAAAAGATCAGTTCTTCATCTGGCGTCACAGGCCACCAGTAATCTACATAGTGATCGAATAGACCGGACTTGACCGTGGTCATGTCTGCTATTTTCTTGAGCGTATATCTTTTTGGGTCGGACAGGTCGTTTTCCATGTGTTTCTGTGGTTAAGGTTAGCGGGTCATCCAAGTCTGGTCGGCGTCGCGTCGATCCTCAAAGTAGCGGTGCGGAGTCAAGCCTTGCTCGCCCGCAAGAAAAAGGACGTGCTCCGCGAAGTCTGCTCCGCTGATTTCGTCGTCGCTTTCGTCGTCGATCGTGCCATCGGTGACATACATAAATTTAAGCACGTCGTCGGCGAAATACTCTCTGTTCCGGTGCTTTAGCCACTCAAGGTAGCCGTCGGCGTTTTGCGTGGTCTCTTCAATCTTGGCGATTTCGTGTTCAAATTCTTTGATCGCATCTTGCAGCATTTCGCCGTAAGTGACGGTGGATCTGATTTTATGCTTTGAACCGTCTTCAAGGGTGATATTGTATGTTCTTACGCTCATTATGGTTGATGGGTTAGTGGTGGATTTAGGCGGAGAAATTCTGTCTCTGCATCGCGGCAGGCTTGCATGAGGTCGCGATACATCATCGAGTACGTGACCTTATTGCCGTCGATTTGCTGACAGCCTTCGAGTCTGCAGTCACATGGCTTCGTGCTGCGGGTGGCTGCGACGACCAAGAAGCGAGGCTTCGCTGCGCTGGCGAGTATCCCCTCCAGCAACCCTCCTGAATCTTGCGGCGACTTAATGAGCATCACATTAACAAGCGAGTGCAGGTTGTGTTGGCGCTCAACACCCTTAGCCCAGAGTGGCTCCAACTTGAGAAACGGGATTAGATCTTCATTAACTGTAATTGGAATTTCCATATTTTATTTTAGATTGAGTGATGTTTGATAGGAGAGTGTTTTAATAACGACGACGCGCAGTGAGTTTGAAAACTCGGGAGCGGGTGCGTAGGTGCGTTCCCACATCCACCCGCAGCCGGGGCAACGAAAGATGCTCGGCGGAAGCTCTTCGCCTTGGTCATCTTCGCTGAACCGCTCCCACCATGCGGTATGCCCGCATTTGCAGGTCATATCGCAGGGCAAGCGCGGCAGTTCCTTTGGCTCACTTGGCGAGTTCATGCCGGGGCGGACTCCAGTTCACAGATAGCCCCGCTGCCTATGCGGGCGGCGGCTTCGTCAATTAAATCCTTAGGCCAGACTCTATACTTCTTACTGTCGTCAGTACTAGAGACCTCTCTGTCGAGTTCCTCCTTCGTCCAAGCCCGGGCTTCCTTAATGCAGGTTCCGTAACCGTGGTCGCCCGCGCGCCACCAGATCATAAAGCCATGGTTTCCCTTTAGCTGTAAGTAGAACAGTTTCGGAGCAGGGACAGGAACAGAGGCAAGGGTAGGGGTAAGGCCAGTATCGGGTGCCATTTCCTCCCAGAAGATCGTTTCGTCTCCGGCTATTTTGCGGCACTTGTTGAGGTTGGCCGAGACAAACTGCGCTTCGATACTACAGAAAAAGCGTTGCCCCGCCTTTTCGCCGCCAAAGTAAACAATTGCGTAAGGGTCTTCGTCCCAATGGAAGCCGATTCCAGCGTCAAGCATATCTTGCAGCCACTGGCGGCCTTGCTTGAAGTTACGGATCGTGCGGCCGATCAGGTCGTGACGTTCGTCATCGGTGAGTTTTTTCATAGCGTGAATCCCCTTTCTTGAAGTAAATCTCGAACCATGCAAAAACCGTCGCCGCCGGAGTTGGCATATTTCATTAGTAATGTTGCGCCCTTGGCTCCGTCTATGTCGATACCTGCGCATTCTTCGATAGCTTGGCGCATCAGCCAGGCAAGACGGTGGGCGCGCTTCTCGCCCGTGGAACTTCCTGCGCTGGTGCCGAGCATGGCGAGTGTTAGGAAGTGATTGATCTTGATGTGATCCGACTCGGGTTGAGCATCTGGCACGTCAACCCATTCGGAGTCCCAGTTCATGTAGTTATCGCCAAGGCCGAACTTGGAGTAGTATTCGCCCATGGCTTCGAGGCCGGCATCTTCAGGAATGTCGGCCTTGTGGCCGAGCATGTAATCTCGCATGGCGGCTTCGACTTCGGCTTCAGTTAAGAAGAGGCCGCAGTGCATGCCGTGGTCGGAATCAGTGATGAATTTGTGTATCTTCATGTTTATTGCAGAAGGTTATGCCGGCGCGGGTATGCCCGCGCCGACAGGTTGTGGTTTAGTTCAAGACCCGAACCGACTTGGCTTGGGACTTCTTGAGCGGAGAGGTAGCGGGGCGTGCTTGGGCTTCCGCCCATTTACGCATATTCTCGATCTTGCCAGACTGACTCTTAGAAAGAGGGGTGCGGAATCTTGAGAGATTGCAGATTTCAAGCGTATGCGGCTCTTCCGGGCTCGCTGGGTCGTCGGAGCGAGCGAAGGCGTCGATCCGCGCATCATTCCAGAGTGCTTCGATTTCTGAACCCGACCAGCCTACGGTTTCGGCGGCTAGCATAGGGAGGTCGTATTTCGCTGGGTCGCCCTCGGTGCGTCGAATCATAATGCTCCAAATTTCTACACGCTCAACTTCGTTCGGGAGGTCGGCAAACCAAAGCTGATCAAAGCGGCCAGCCCGCAAAAGTTGAGCCGGCAACTGAGAGGTGTCATTGGATGTTGCGATAACGTAGACGGGCTTCGTCTTCTCCTGCAGCCAGTTTAACAAGGTGCCGATCATCCGATCGGTCGTGCCTCCGTCAGTTTTGCCAGAGGACTCTCCGCCGGAGAGACCGCGCTCGATTTCGTCGAGCCAGAGAACGCATGGGCTCATGGCTTCCACGAGGTCGATCATGTTGCGCATGTTCGCCTCGCTAGCACCGACGATGCCAGCGAACATCTTACCCATATCGCACTTGAAAAGTGGAATGCCTCCTAGCATTACGGCGCTAACTTTTGCGCTGAGAGATTTTCCGCACCCAGGAGGGCCGACAAGCAAGCAGCCCTTCGGGACGGGCAACCGAAAATTGACCGCTTCTTGACTGAACAGCTTGCGGACTTTGCCCATAGCCTCCTTGAACACGTCAAGGCCGCCAAGGTCGTCGGGGTTGAGGTTGCTTTCAATGTGCTCGACCAACCCGCTTTTCTTGACGTTCTGAATCTTTTCGCGATAAACAACACTCTCAGAGAACTCAAGCTTACCGTGCTCGTTCTTCGCCTCCACGTAGGAGAGTGCAAGCGCATCTTGAAACTCGTAGCTAGTCAGTCCGCCACCGGCTACGGCAAGGCTGCGGCGAGCCTCGGGAGTCAACACAACGCCAGTTGATTCGGCCAGCGGATCAAGCACCACTTCAGCTAGCTCTTCTGTGGTCGGGAGGTTGAACTCAACCAGCGTGACAAGCTTTTCGACTTCAGGCGGAAGCACGACGCGGCAGCCGATAATAATCATCATCTTCTGGTGCGATTTAGCGTGCTCCAGTGCGTCCTTGAAGAGCCGGATAATGTGAGGGGAAGGATCATCTAAGAACAAGTGGAAGTCTTGCAGGATGAATACGGATCCCGGACGCGCCACGTTAAGGAACGCCTGCAGGACTTCAACGGGACTATCCATGTCAGAGTCGCCAGCTTCCTCGGTGTCGACGCGGTTCAGGCCTTGGGTGCAAGACCACGAGTAGACCTCGCGGGCGGGGCATGGCTCGCCCTCAATGTCCTTGGTGATACTTTGTAGGCCAGCGATAATTTCGCGACCGATCCGCTGCTCTTCGTGCGTCGGAATGAATAGGCAGGGGTAGCCCGCCCGTGAGTAGTATTCGATTCGTTTTGAGATCATAATTTGCCTTTCTGATTAGTGGTTACCGTTATCGGGTTGTGCGCTTTTTAGCGCGTTTGCGTGTTGGTTTCTTGGGCGACGGTAACTCGTAGCCGCCCTGCCCATGATCGAGGTGAATGCCTCCATTGAGGCGAGCTCCCTTCTCGTCGGCGCTGAAGGTGAGAACCGCGCGGACACGGCTCACGGCCTCGCTAATGAGTCGCTGTTTCCAGTTCATACGGGGGCTCCTGTTGAAGTTGCTCACGCTCCCACGCGAGGCATTCCTCGCGCGACTCGTGCGTGAATACGGACGCTTTCGCCTGCGGCTTCCAGCGCACTTCCCATTTCTGGGAAGTGCCATTGAAATTCACCCAAGACGCGCGCCTCACCTCCATGCTACCAATCTCAGAGAGGTCGGTGCGGTCAGTGTGGAGCCCGTCGAATGATCCGTCAGGACGGAAGTTGATGATATGCCCGCCACTCACCGGACACCCCCAAGCTTTTGCTTCGCGCTGACCTTACGGGAGGCTTTGTAGAACTCAGCCTTCTTCTTGCTTGTGCCTTCGACACCGAGCGCTTCTTCGATGTAACGGGTCGCCTCTTCGCAGGAGTTCCCCGTGTAATTGTGAGCTTCTACCTTGACGGAGCCGTCAGGCGAGAAATCAATAGTTACGTGTTCTTTTGCCATGATATTATTCCTTTGTTTCTGGTTTAGGTGTTGGGTATCCGATGAGCGAGATAGGCTCACCCCAGTCGGAGATTGAATGAAGCTGGCCATCTACGTCCACGACGGTGCGGCCAGCTTCGTTCCGATATAGGCCGCGACTCCAGTCGTCTTCGCCTACCAATTCGTATGTGCAAAGAGGGATAGGCATTAGTGGCTATCCTCCGATAACGAGTTGAATTGTGCCGTCAGCTTTTTGCTTGCGACGAGTGGTGTGGCCTTTACGTTTTGCAGCACATTCGGCCACGTGCAGGCCGTAGTTCTGCTTGAGCTTACCCATGTCTTTGCCGCAGCGCTCGACGAGCATTTTGCCGTCGTGACGACCCCCGGAGCCGTAGGTGTCCCATACTGGAGTGTAGGTGCCGCGCTTAGTGGGCTCTTCCTTGAGGCCAATCTCGTAGTTGACGCCTTCAAATGAGGCAGCGTGGTCGCAAGGCATCTGGCCTTTATACATCGTGTAGCTGCGCTTGTTTTTGTGGAAGCGCCCCTTGAGTTCTTCGATCGCTTTCGCGAATGCGGTGAGGTCTTTAACCTCGATGGTTCCTTTAATTTCGTGGCTCATACTTTATTACCTTTCGTGTGTTTTGGTTGATGCGATCATTAAAATAATGACCGCGAGATTAGATACTGCGTGAGTTTTTCAACTCTATAAAATGCGTGGGAAAACAATGCGCTATTCGCAGTTTCGCTCATCATTGGTTCGCCGAATCTCGGGCAGCCTTGGCAGCGCGGATCGCATCACCGGCAGCCGTGGTATAGCAGTGCGCCTCGTCGTTCCAGTCTTCCATCTTCGACTTCATCGGTCGGACATCGAACACGTCCACGTCGGACACGTCCACGAACTCGCCGGTGTCGTGCCATGCGTTTTCCCATGTCTCTACCTCGGCGAGTGCGGCTTCCTTCGATTCGGCGAGAATAACAGCGTGATAGCTGACCAGTGCGCTGATCTCAAAAAGATGCAGAGAACAAGTCGCTGCTGGAGCAACCGCCTGGTCGCTCCTTGTTTGGACGGTTTCCGCCGCCTCGGTGTTTGTGTTTGTTTTCATAATTTTTAGTGCCGTCTCCGGCGGTGCCAGAGCTAGTCGTTATAGTTTGTGCGATCAAGATGCATCCAATGATACACCCTCGTAGGAGGTCTGGAATTACATCTCCTCTACGGCTCATTCAATAGGTTGCATTATTATTTGGATCTTTGATTAAGGCACGCTTTGCACGTTACCTTGTCCCATTTAACGCGAGTGCGATTTGTTAAGTTGTGAAGAGCCAAGACCCCACCACACTTAGGGAGCCCGTCATCCCCCAGCTTATGGATTACTGGGTTTTTCCATCTCGAACGATCCACTGGGCGATGCATCATCTCAAAAATCTCTCTAGTATCCTCACTCATGATTCAGCTCTCCGTTCTGCTTTTCTATATGCTGTAACCACGCTTTAGTTGCCCACACGCGAAGTTTCTCTTCGGATACTTTTTGAACCTCGACGTTATCAACCATCCATGCAGCCATCCATTCGATCCCGTTGTAGAAGTCGCCGCCTTTTGCTAGAGAACCAGTCGAGCTAGGCAATGCCTTAGTCGCTGGCTTCGTTTTAGGTTTTTGGTTTTCAGTAGTCATAATTGTATCTTTTCTCGTTGGTTGTTCGGCGGCATCGGCTACTCTATTTGTTCGATTTAAAATACCCCTCGGCACACTGCCCACATGAGGGCGGAGCGTAAGGGTCTGGATAGAGGTAGTTTTCCCCCTCCTCCTTGGGGTCATAGATCCTCCCGCAAGGACACTTCCATTTGCCTTCGGGCTGAATCATCTCGTCGTAAGCGGCTTCCGCTCGTGCCTCACCTCTCTCTATTGGGTCTGGTATGTATGTTGTCATAATTAAGAATCGAACAAAACGTTGCTCTCAATCCTCGTTCCTCGGATGAGAGAACTCAGTGTTTTGCCAAAAAGAGGCGATACCGCCGATGATGGCTTCTGAGCTTGGATACCCATTTGGGTCGCAAGTTTTACACCGGTCGCAAAACACTTGGAATCGAAAGTCGGGGTCTTCGCAGTCGTTTTCTCCGTCTATTCTTAGTTGCCCGCCACACTCGCACTTTACCCCCTTGACGCGGCCGTAGAACGCGCCGTTGGGAAGCACAACCGAAACGAGCGGCTCAATGCTTTTCGATTTCTTGGCGGCCTTCCGCTCGCGCTTCCGCTGCGCCGCTTCGATGCGCTCCACATCTTCTTCGGTCTTAGCGCGGGCGGGGTCGTAGCGCTTGGCTCGTGAGGAGCGACGGGCGACCCGATAGAACATATCTGGATCTACGGGAAAACGCCCAAACGCTTCCATTAGCATCATTGAAACGGCCAGCGGTTTACGGCGGTCGATGGGCTTAAGTTCAGTTTCGTCGTTCATTGTGGATTTGGGTTATGCGGTGATGGCACGGTCGCCAAAGCTGCCTTGGAACTTCTTGTGAAGGTTATCGGCCATAAAGGAGACGCGCTTACGGGTGCCCTTGTGGGCGCGGAGGTTCTCGGCATTGAGGTCTAGGGCTGCGAGTGCTTCAGCGCGTAGCTGAATCAGTACAGGGTTGCCCTCAATATTGAGGTCGGGGAGACGTTGCAAATGGTCGCGGAGCTTCGGGATGCAGCCCTTGCGGCCTTCGCTATCCACGATCGGCTTGTCAGGATCTCCAAGCGTATCGGCCACTTCCTTGATCAGATCAAGCGTGCGGCGAATGGTATCAGCTTCCATGCCGGCGCGCGCGGCTTGAATCTGCACTTCGAGGCGCACGGCCATGTCTTCGCGCTCAGTCTCGGTCAGCTCTTGGATGAGCCTGAACTGATGCGGGTCAGGCATGGGTTCGATTTGCAACTCGAAAGAGAATAGGCTACGCAGGGCTTCACCGCTCGACGGGTAGTTGGTCGGGTCGAAGCTCCCGTTGAGTTCACGGCGCTCAATCTCGATCAGGTTGTCCCAGTCCGCGATTAGAGCATCTAGCGCGTCGTAGGCCGCAGACACGCGAACCGCCACTTGACGGCGAATGCGGTCGCTCTCGGCCGCTACCATGATGCGGGTCTCACCGATACCCTCGAAAGAGTTCAGCTTGAGGAATCGGCGAATCTTACCCACTTCCGAGTTGATCGGATCGATCGCACCAGCAAGAATCTTCTTGGTAGTGCGGACACGCTTCGCGTCCATCTGGTGATTGCGCGCTAGTTCGGCTTCCATGGCCTCGTCTCGAATGTTGAGGCCGATGCCAGTCGCCTTAAAGGAGATTTTCAGTAGTGCTTTGATTTTATTTTCGTTACTCATTGTTTGCCTTGGTTGAGTTTGGGTTGAGCATCATTAAAATAATGATGCGTGGATATAAGGTCAGCCGTCCTTGCCTTCGTCGGCTTCGTCGGCTTCGTCGGCTTCATGGGCGAAATGGCGGAAACGAGGTGCGACGACTCGACACTGCCCGCGAAAGGCAAGCGTGCAATGTCGAGCCGCGCACAAAATTCGTGCGGTGTAGTTTACTGGCATCAACTCAGGCGCAGAGGCATCACGACTGCTAGGCGCTGATCCTCACCAGTGGCAACCATCGTCGATAATTCGTCCCTGAATGCCCAGGTCAGGCAACCAGCGGCGAGTGCTCCTAGTAGGTATGGCGCGTTGAAGGCAATCTCCACGGTCTCGTGCGAAGGCGTCATAATGCCATTGATCGTCACTGAAGAGCGCCCCGTAATCTCGGAGCCCGCATCAAGGCGCAAGCTCTTGGCATTACCATCAGCGGTAATCTTTACGGCGACGGAACCTTCCTTTCCGCACTTCGGTGCAGACTTGAGGAAGGCCGATATCTTCTCGGCGTCGGCTTTCCTTAGAAAGCCTATCCAGTTCCCCGGACTTTTAGGAATCACCTGCTTGTAATTCGGAAAGTTCCCTTCTACGAGAGTGGTAACGATCGTCCACTCGCCATCACCCAAAATGATCTGGGCGGATTTAGCTTCTGCATTTTCGGGATTCGAATCGGACGCCACGTGAGCGAACAACTCAACGGAGCAAGGTCGCTCCTGCAGTGCCTTGAGGCTGAAAAGCTTGGCCGTCGCAGCGGGAACAATCACACTGCGCGGTAAAGAGGCAATATCCCCACTAGGTATCTTGAGCAGGCGTCGTCCGTCTGTCGCCACAATCGCACCTTCACGGGACAGAAATACACCGTTCAGGATATAGCGGGTCTCATCCGCAGAAGCGAATTTTACGGCATCACTCAAGTCCTCGGCGAGATTGGAGTGGATTGTGCGGCTACCCAAGGAATCGCCACGGGGGAACGTGTTGTATTCCTCGAGTTCGCGGCAGATGATTTGACTGCTCCCTCGATCATGGGAGACCGTCAGTATCGGGCGCTCGGCGGGGTATGGACTTACGTCCGGATCCTCGCTAGTAACCGTGTAAGTCTCGCCCTCAGTGACGAGCGTCACGGTGTCGCCGGGCTTCGCAGATTTAAGAGCTGCCGCGAGTTTCTTGAGCGGCACCAATGCCGCAAAGTCGCGATCAAAGGTGCCGCGCCAGACGAGCTCGCGGTCAAAGTCATTTGCGTGGATGTTGCCATCCATGAAAACAACGCACTCCATTACGGGCAGTTTGGGGCTGTTCGGTACGATTTTTCCGAGTACGGCCAAAGCGCGTTGCAGCGTCTTGACGTTCATGTGGATAGTAGAACTCTTTGTCGATAATACGGCATTCATGGTTTCCTTTGATTTGTGGTTGTTGGTGGAGCCGAGCTCAAATGAGCCCCGCCTCGCTAAATGAGTAGTAACCGATTCCAAGCGGGTCTAACTCGCGCTCGCCCATAATAATGTGATCATCGAGGTCAACGCCGATAATCTTGGAAGCCTCACGGAGTTGTCTCGTTACTTGCATGTCGGCACGGCTCGGCGCAGGGTCGCCGCTTGGGTGGTTATGCACCGCAATGATCGCGGTAGCGGTATGCAGGATGGCAGCGCGGAATGCTTCGCGGGGATGAACCAAGCAACTGGTCGCAGTGCCACTGCTGATCTCGACACGCTTGAGCAGCCGATTTTTACGATCAAGGCAGAGCACCCAGAATTTTTCGACCGTCAGAGGGGCGGTCAATGGGTGCATGTAGCGGGAGACTGCATCTGGAGTAGTGAAGCATCCACGGTCAAGTGGAGCGCTACGGGCGAACAATGAAAAGCTCGCCATAAGTTTCGACGCGGTGGCTTTACTGATACCCGGCACGAAGCAAAGCTCTTCAAGGCTCCACTTCGATATTTTGTTTAGGCTCTCGCCCATGTCGAGCAAGGCAGTCGCGACGGGGAGATTGCCGATGATAAGCGCCAGCAATTCGCGGTCGGAGAGTGTTTGTGAGCCGTAGAGCGCCGAACGCTCTTGAACCTCTTGGATAAGATAATTTTTCATAAAAAGTTGCACGGATGAAGAAGAAGCCCGCGAGCGCAGCGGGCATTAGGAAGACCACCCAAGCGACGGCCTCAAAGGGAGTAGGGACGTAGCCCATTAGGCGACGGCCTCCGAGTGTTTGTAGGTGACGGCGCACGGGCTCACGACATAATCGTCGAGGGTGTTGTCGGTAGAGAACCCATTGTTAAGCCAGTAGCCGCCCTCCATCCATCGCTCGGATGAGAGCCACGGAAGCTTCAACACTTCGTTTTGGATTCGCTTGTCGGCCTCGACGCAGAGACGGAAGAGCCACTGCGTGGTCTTAGTGTTTACGTGCGGATAGTCTTCGATGCGGGCGATCTTTTCCAGATCGGGGAAGACCATCGTAAGCAGCCCGGCCATGTAGTCGCGCGGGTTGCTCACTTCAGAGAAAAGCTTCTCTACCTTTTTCGGGTCGAGCAGCACGTTGTCGTGTATGATTGAGTATTTGTTGCTCATGGCTAAGCGTCCTCCCCCGACATTTCGTTTTCAATATCCACTTCGACTGCGCCCATCTTGACGTATTGAACTTCCGCCACATCGTCGGGGTTGATACTGTCTTCGACTTCAGCAACGCTCCAGAAGTTGAGCGGAAAAAAGGTCACGCCACCGGCGACCCAGATTACTTTTAAATATGGTAGAACATTCATGATTTGCCTTTCGTTGGTTTTGCTTAGTGCGCCCCATCATTAAAATAATGATAGAAGCATGAGCGTGAGATATACGCACAGAGAGGCGGCGAGTCTCAAGGAGGGCTATTATCCTCCGGCCATTTCGCCCATTGCCTGTGCGTGAAAGTGAGTGAGTAGCGAAGTTGTGCTGAAAGGAAGCTAGGCCACGGCATTCACCTGACTACCACATGGCAGCAGGTTCCACGGGATTCTTCCGGACTCAGACTACAGAGCTTCGCTACTCGGTTGATGGTTAATGAGCAGACAGACTGGCTTCTCGCGAAGCGTCCTCCGTTGCGGCTCCTGCCGTACGACGGGAGCTAGAAATAGGTGGCCTATGTAGCCTTGATGTAGGCATTGAAACCTACGGTCACGGGCTTGCCATCGACTAAGACCTGAGTGGTAATGTTGCCACCGCTGGACGCAACGATGCGCGTTTTCCCAGACTTGCTGAGTTGCGGGATTTCAGTGACATCAGCCTCGATAATGATCTTTTTACCTTTAATAGATACATTCATAATTTGCCTTTCGTTTTGTTTATGTGAGCTATCATTAGAATAATGATAGCAGGGTTTGAGCGATCGTTTGGGGCACCCGCGACAGCGGATACCGAGGACAAGTCGCAGCGGCTCAGAAATGCAACGGCTCTCCAATTGAATACAAAAAAAGCCCGCACCGGTGAAGGTGCGGGCTGGTTGAATCTTGCTCGGCTTAGAAGTTTACACTTTCGAGCTGAGCTTCGCTAGTCGCGACCACTTCGAGTGTAGACTTGATCGCCGTGAGGTACTGGTCGACTAGGGCAAGGGCCTCATTCGCGTGACCGGGCTGCTCCATCGCGATTTCGGTCGCGAGTGCCTCAAGCTTGTTGAGGGAATTGCGAAGCATGGGGAGTTTCGGCATTGGAACTGGAGCAGTGTCCGGCTTTGTGGCCTTTGCTTTCGTTTCGGGTTCGACTTCCGTTTCCGCTTCCGCCTCGACCGCGACCTCCGCTTCGGCTTCCGCTTCGGCTTCCGCTTCGGCCTCCGCTTCGGCCTCGACCGCGACTTCCGCTTCGGCTTCGGCTTCGGGTTCAGCCTCAGCGTTCAGCTTCTCAGCTTCCGCTTTAACTTTCGCGGCATGGATCTTTGCATCGGTCTCAGCCTTAGCTTTGGCTTCTGATACGAGGAAATCGCTGTGCGCTTGGGTTGTCATTCCCGTATCGGCGAGCGACTTCCACTCTTCGGGCTCGCCTAGGTAGGCTTCCGCCATGGTCGCGTTTTTCGCCGTGAGCTTGTTCAACGACACGGCGAGACCGTAATTGATGGAATTATCAAACTCCACCTCAGTCATTTTTCCGGTCGCGACGTAGGTCTCGTAGACCATCGCTATTTGACGGCCGTTGGCGATTTGAGACTTGGAAAGTCCTGCTTTTTCAAGCAAGCCATAAACAGTCTCTTTTCCGCGCAAAACGGAAGCCAGGGCTACACACGCCTTGCCGGCGACAACATAGGCCTTGCGGCCAGTCTCAAATGCCGTAACGGCAGTCGAGACGATTTCTTTGCGGGTTCCGGAGCTAAGCTCTTCTACGGATATTAGTTTATTCGACATAATTTTCCTTTGTCTTGTTATTTTGAATGATTCAAACCGTTTGAACCATTGCTCAGTATAAGGGTAAAGCTTGTGACTTATTCAGTCAGTGGCTTGCCTTGAATCTATCATTATTTTAATGATAGATTCAAAAAACCTTGGCGGCCTAGCTCGCATCGGAGCTGGCGCTTGCCAGTGGGCTATCAAGTGCTTTCACTTCATTGCCCAATATAAGGGTAAAGCTTGTGACTTATTCAGAAACTGCCTTCCCTTGCGCGCTAAGAAAGCGTGCATAAAAGAGCCCGCATTCATAAGAATGCGGGCTCGATATAAGGGTAAAGCTTGTGACTTATTCAGAAACTTGAAAGCTTCTTATCATTGAACCTTGCTCGAGACGTTCACGCAAACGCTGCAGGCCTTTTCTGTAGCTTGCGGACTGAATAGGGCGAATTGACGCAATCCCAAGTGAGTGAGATGCGATCTCGCGCAACCGTGAAAGATCAGCGTTTTTCCCCGCCTTTGCCTTTCTCGATTCGCTCGCTTTCCAATACGCGCGAATTTCGCGAATAGATTTCGCATAGACTCGCAAAGCTTCTCTATCTGGCGAATCAGTGAGACCTGCAGGCAAGTATCCCATTGACTCGGTTTCAAACTCAGGCAAAGCGCTTTCACATTCACGATTGAACGCAATTCGCGCCGCTTTGTTTGCTTGACGAATGGCCGGGCAAAATACTTTACCATTTTCCAAAGTCTCGAGGGGAAATTTTCCGTTTTCATCTCTCAAACTCCAGCACGCTATAAGAACGGCGCGCGCTGAGAGTGCCGCTTCTTCGATAGAGTCTGGAGATATTGAAAGCCTACCCTTTTCATCGTAAAGAGAAACTGACTTGTGGGCAGGTAAATGACTCTGCAGAAAGCGTTTCCCCTTTACTGAAAAAGCTCCAGCTTTCGTCTTGCTCGCTTTCTCCATAGTCCGAACTTGTTCACTACTCCAGCCTAAACGAGTTTTGAGAAAATGAGCTTGTACACGATAGGCTAGCGCAAAGGCGATTGCGTCAACGTCGCTCTGCATTTGATATTCGCGCGAAGGAATAGAGGAAAACGCAAGTTTTCCGAACGATTCATCCGCGAGCGCAAAGGCCTTGAAGGCCGGCGCTGGAGTGAATTTGATTTGCCTGTACGCGCGTACGACTGACTTTGAGATTTGCGCGCGCTCACTATAACTAGTTACTTTTTTGTTATTTTTCATATTTGCCTTTTATAGATTCGCGCAAATTTTCAGAAAGATTCAAGACTTGAACCTTTAAAAAACTGAAATTTTGAGCACGAACCATAGGCGCTTAAAATAGACTAGATTTGAAATTCCGCCAAGTATAAGTGACTTATTCGCAACAAATACACGTTTTTAAACATAGTTATACATAACTAAGTATTGAACGTTAGAACCGGCCAAGTCAGACCGCCCGTTGCAAAATTAAATCACCTCAATCTCGAACCCTCCTTGCCCGTAGTGCAAATTCACATCGAGCCCATCCGCCAGGCGATACCACGTGGCTGCCCCGCTGCAAAAATCGTCGACCTCGCCGATCGTTAGTCCGCCGTCGCCCGGCGCGCGGTAGTGCCGTGGGCAATCGGGATCGCTAGCCTTCCACGCAGATGACCACGGGGAGCCAGCTAGAACCGCGTTGGCTTCTAGGATTACCCGCTGCAAATCTAGCGACAAGGTTTTGGGGTCGATCACCATGCCAGCGTACGGCGCAACGGTGAAAGGGCTCTCGCCGTCGAAGCCCTCGGGGGGGTCGTCGGCCATCTCCCCGGAAAGGTAGAGGTGCAGCCGTTGGGCGGGCGGAATGGCTCTCCATTCGTCGAGGGTGAATCCTTCAGGTGTATTTGAATCAGTCATATTTGTCTTGGTTGGTTGTAGTTGAACTTATGCCGATAGTACGCTTCGGCGCAATAAGGGTAAGGGCTGTGACTTATTCAGTCGAGACCTCCGCATCATTAAAATAATGATGCTCTACGTCTGTGCGGAAATGCTGGAGGAATCGCACAGGAGCGCACTCGGCTATCATTATTTTAATGATAGCCATAGGTTGACGGTTGGCTGAAATTGATGGCCGTAAAGAAACCCGCACAGAAACGCCCCGCCAGTAAGACCGTGAAGAAGGTGGCGGCCAAGAAGACCGTAAAGAAGGCCGCGAAGAAGTCCGCGAAGAAGGTGGCGGCCAAGAAGGCCGCAGGCGGACGCCCCAAAGGAACCGGCAAGCTTCCCGCTAGTGCCGACCACGCACCAACCTTCCGCAATCTAGCAATACGGCTCTCTCGCGATCTAGCAACCGTGCAAACTTGGAGCAAGGAAACGGGCAACCCGGGTCGCGATGAGACAAGGCAATTCAATGTGCCCGCATGGCAAGCATGGATGGAGGCGTCAGGTAAGGATTTCAAGGACACATCGGAGGATGGCAAGAGCGCCCGCGCTCGAGGCGCCGAGATGGATGCGCTAATCAAAGAAGAGAAGTATAAGCGGATCGTAGGCGACTCGGCCAATATCAATGAAGTGATCCAAGTGCTCGGCGGTATGTTCGGCGACCTCAAGCAAGAGTGCCTAACATTTGCGCAGCGCAATAGCGAGCGTCTGGCCGGCCAAGACCAAGGCGCGCTCGAAAAGATTTTAGATGCGCGGATGCGCGAACTCCTAGAGGGACTTTCGATCCCCGATGAAAAAAAAACTCTGGGCACAAGCAGGGAGTTTTGGAGGCGGGTTTGCGAAGCGCACTTTCCCCTCCAGCCCGAGTTGTAATATGGGAGTGGGCGGAGAAGTATATCCGGATGCCCAACACCCCGCAGGGAACCCCGTGGGACAGCGAAGACGCCCGCTGGCTGCGTAAGATACTAGAGGACTTTCAAGACCCTGAGATTCACGAGATTTACTGCATGTGTAGCGCACAAAGCGGCAAGACCGTGCTCGTAATGGTGATGCTCTTGTTCATGATTGCGATGGATCCGGGCCCGACTTTGTGGGCGACCTCGAACGAACAGGAAGCCAAGAAATTCGCAAAAGGGCGACTCTGGCCAATGGTTGAAAAATGCCAACCAGCCAAAGACGCTTTGCCGACAGAGCGCGGCGCGAAGAACACTCTCGAAGTTTACTTCCCGGGAGCACAGCTCGTCATTGGATCGGCTAACAACGCTAACACGCTGCAACAGACACCGTATCGATACACCTTCGGTGATGAAGTCCGGAGCTGGCCCAAGGGGGCGTTGGAAATGTTTAGTAAGCGGACGCGCTCCTACCCCAACTATAAGCGAGTCATTATCTCGACACCCGACATGGAGCAAGACCACTTGCACCGAGGTTACCTGAGCGGGAACCAGAACATGTTTTACCTCACGTGCCCTGACTGCGGCAATGAGCATATTCTCGAGTGGGGTCGCGAGGATGTTTCGGGCGGGATGAAGTGGGATCGCAACGAAACGACCTGCCCCTCTGGAACTTGGGATTTTCAAGAAGTTTTCCGCACCGTGCGTTACGACTGCTGGAACCCTGAATGTGATCACCGGTGGAAAGACACGCCCGCCGATCGCAAGCGGCTGCAAAGACAAGGCCAATGGGTCGAGCACAACGACAAATCTCCGAGCCACCGAACTTCCTACAACTGGAATGCAATACTTCCGTGGTGGACTAAGTGGACTGAAATGGTCGAAGAGTTCATCAAGGGTACCGCGGCGCTAGAGGTCGGAGACCACCAGCCGTTCAAAGTTTTCTGGACGGAGAGCCTTGGATTAGCATGGGAAGACAGGCTCAAGTTCAAGCACGATGATGGTTTCATTGATCAGCGTGAGTCGCCCTATGATCCGCGCGCGCCATGGGAACCCTTCGAGCAAGCAATGCGAGCATGGGATATGGACTCGCGTAAGCACACAAAACCTCGCCGATTTATGGCGATCGATGTGCAGGCCAAGGGAGGCCGCCACTTTTACTGGGAGGTTCGCGACGTAGTGCCGGGTGGAGGAAGCCGAGCCGTCGCGTGGGGTAAAGCTTGGTCGTCCGCTGAACTCCGGAGTATCCAAGAGGACAACCGGGTGCCCGCCTCGCAGGTCGGGATCGATGCTCGCTTCGTGCCTGAAGAAGTGGCGACCTACATCGTCGAAAGCGGGCTGATGAATGATGGCTCCTATAACTGGAAAGCCATGATGGGCGATAAGGGCGATTACTATAATGTCGACGGAGTAAAACTCCCTTACCAGATCAGCTTCCTTGAGCCCTTTGTCGGCACCAGTCGCTACAGGGCGAGTGCGCCAATTAAGCTCTATTTGTTTAAGAAAGCTGTCATGCTCGAACGACAGGAGCTGCTCATGCGCGGACTCTCTTCCCCGTGGTTAATGCCGTCTCCACGTTCGGCTGAAAATCCGCGCGGAGCCGACCCCTTTGAGCTCCACGAATACAAGCTGCAACTCACCGCGTATCGCCGGGTGCAAATGGTCGACCGATTCGGGTCACAGACGACCAATTGGCACCAGATGCGGCCCGACGATCACTACGGATCAACCACTCGCATGATTATCGCGCTATCGATGATTGCAGGTCTCTTAGCACCGCCTCACGTAGGTGAGTAAATTTGTGCGCGGCTACCCCTTGACAAGCAAATAAAACCGCTGGAAGTTACGCGCAACGTGCCAGAAGCAGGACACCACAGAGAAGCCGAGAGAGACATACAAGCGGGCCTAGAAATGGCTCGGCACCTCCTTGGTCTTTCAAAACGAGAATTCGACAAGTATAAAGTCGCCGACCTGCACATTGTTCCTCGAGCTGCATGGAACAGACTGACTAAAGATGAGAAGCAGGCAGCCAGAAGAAAAGGAATAGCCTTCAAGGGCGATGACTATCAAACCCACTCCGGGATCTCCGTAGAAGAGTTGCCGATCGCTGACAGTCAACTCGACCCCGAAGAGATTATGGAGTCCGCCGAGAAAATTGAATGCGGAGCAAAAACAGCTCACCCGATTACTGAACTGTCTGCCGACGAGCGAACCTGGTATGCGCTACGACAAGTTCTGGACATGATCATCTCTGCACCTAATTCTCGGCTCGAAGCCGAATGCTTTCGTATTAGTTCAGGTTTAGGCGAACTCGACGACATTACCGAAGCCTCGATCGCCCGTAAGCACGGACTGACTCGTGCGGCTATATCGAAGCGCTGCGTCAGGCAAACTAAGTTGCTCGGGTTACGCCCCAGCCAGTTTATGCGCTCTCTCAACATGAGGGAGGTCTACCGTAAAGCCCGCAACCGTAGCCTGAAGATGCGCGATAGTTGACCTTGCGGCTGAACCATGGAACTTGCAGCTATCCCTTACGAGCCGTCGACTGGAATAGAAATGACTCCCACTGGGGTTGTCTTTAGTGGATCCGGACGGCCATCACTGGAACTCGTCGAGAAAGCGATTGAACACGTGGGTCGACTGACCCGAACTTCTCAGTTTTGCTTAGGGGATTTAATCAATTTTGCCGAGCACGAGTTTGGCAGTAAGTACGATGAGTGGATGCAACTCACTGGAATGACTTATCAAACGCTTGCCGACATTTCCTACGTGGCACGCAATCTCCCGATTTCGTTGCGCAACGAAAACCTTGATTACACGCAGCACCGCATGATCGTCTCTAAGGTGAAGACCAATGAAGGCCGGCGCGAATGGATCGAAACCGCGACTGCCCTCCGCCTCTCTTCTCGCGAACTGGACGCCTCCCTCAAGCGTGGCCGCGTCGTGACTACAATTGAGCTGCAGAAAGAGAAGGAAAATAAGGGAAACATCCATGACTCTCGGGGCTCCGAGCCCCACTCCATAACTCTTATTAAGCTCACCCGGTGGTCGGAAGATATGGAAGCCAAACACGGTGCGGTCGATACATGGGAATTCGCTATTCAGGCACAACTCAGGCAAGAGTTTCAAGCGCTTCAGCAGTTCTGCGAGCGCCTTTACGCTTAGGCTAAATTTGTGCGCGACGCGTTATTGCGCGGGCGAGGTAAATATGCTCAATTCATCGCATGGCAAACGAAACAGGTCAGGGGCAACACAGAGCTGAGTTTAGAATCCCCCTTGGGTGGGATCATAATGATCCAGCGTTTGAGCGAAGTTTGCAATCCAGGGTGGGCACCACTGAAACTGTGTCGTATAGAGCAGGCACGGGGGATTCACCAAGGTGCTTCACTGGAGTCATTGAAGGCGTAGAAGTTTCCGATGACGCTTATAGAAAAGAGGTAAATGCCCGCATTACTTTGATCGGTCGCCCTTCTGGCTACCATCCGCCCTCTCGGAACTGTGCCTTTTATGGCCATCTGGTCAGTATGCACGGAATCCCCGACCATGAATTTACTCCGCCTACCGGGAGAGGCACAAATGTGGCGATACCGCCCCCAATGCCCAGGATGACCCACACGGCAGTTTTCCATTTACATTTTGAGCGCCCAAACGAGGGGGACGAGCTTTTCTCTCACGGACGGCCAATCTGTTTTATAGTCGACTCGAATGCACCGATGCAGTTTTTTCGAGGCCAAATTCAAGAAGTCACTTGGCGGCAGGCATATTCCAACTCCAGCCGTTCAGTTGAATTGACGGTGCGGGGCGGAATTAGTCAAGAGACTACCTCGGAAGAGAGAAAATGGATCGCTCGAGATTTTACGATCACGCCAAACATCCAAGCGTCACATCAGGAGAGGGCTCAGGATTGGGCAGATGCTCGGCGAGTGGCATCCTTTATTGGCGATGCCCTGGTTCCGCCTGAAGACGTGCATGTTCGAGAAGAGTCAAGTATGCGCAGATTTCTTAATAGAGCTTTGGATACACCTGCAATACGCAGATCCGCTACTGGCGCTCCCTTTGACTGGGCAGAAATTGACCGCGCTCGAAGGTTATTACTAGCAAATGACGCATACGCAGAACGAAGCTCTGAGTTTAGGCGTCTGAGTGATGCTGCGGCTCGATCCGGACGCAGCATAGGCCGAACGGCCGAAGCCACTCGGCAGCAATTTGATGGGATCAGCCGAGATATGGGGGTGCCACTAGCAGAACCCTGGAATGAGGAGCTGGCGGGAAGGCCTCGGCCAGAGCCTTCTGAACCTGCTCCGAAGCCCAAGCCAGCCTATCGGTTTGGGCAAATTGCCAAGCGAGAGATTACGGCGTAACGAGAATTATGGAAATCAAAATGCCGCCCTAGAGGTTGACGAAATACCGTCAACTGCATGGGAGCGAAAGAAGATTGGGTTGAGATTTATGATGGTTACACGGATGCCGAACTAGCGGCCGAAGTCGCCACGCTGAAAGAACAGGTAGAGAATCCCTACGTGACACAGACTGAGGGGCAGAGCGGCTACACTCGATCAACCAACGACACCCGTGACCGATTGAGCGCAGCCTCTCAGATCAAGCGTGAGCGCTCTGCTCCTAAAACCCCACGCCACGGCTTTGCCGATTTCTCTAGTTTCCAATGAGCGATTTACAAAAGAAATTAGATCAGCTCGCGCCGACCCGCTTTGAACGCGGCTTGGTCAAGATTGCTCCCAAGGCTGCGGTCACTCGCATGCAAGCCCGGCACCAGATGCTCGAGTTTCAGTGGCGTGCCGCCAGTCCGGGCAAACGACGCGCTCCATCAGGAGGGCGATCAAGGAACGCCACCACCCAAAGCCCTGCGAGCCAGCGCGATCGCGTAAAGCTTATTTGGGATGCGCGTAAGTCTTACCGCGATGTGCCTGTCGTTGCTTGCGCCACCAACCGTCTCGCTGAGTATGTGATCCCCCAGATCATGTATCAAGCCAACACGGGCGACGATGAACTCGATACCATCTACGAGGCCTACTGGAAAAACTGGTCAACAAATGAGGCCGATATGCGTCAAATGACTGACCTAGCAGGCTTGTGCAAGGTGGCTTTTATCCAAATGCTCGTGGATGGAGATTTCTCCTTTCACCCTATCCACACAGAAAGAAGCTATTCCCTCCAGTGTATTGAGGCTGACCGCATCGGGCACCCCGACCTTGCTGGTGGCGACGTGGATCCGAATAAGGTATCGGGAGTCTTCATGGATGATTCAGGTAAGCCGCTCGGCTACGAAATCTTTAACCGCGATAAGCACGGAAACTACAAAGCCGTTCCTGATGGCGTAATCCCCGCCGAACAAATTTTAATGCTGATGAGCATGGAGAGCTCCGACCAGGTTCGTGGCATCTCATTTTTCTGTCGAGTCCTTGATCAGATCAACGATCTTTACGAGTCTTTTGAAATGGAGCGCGGCGCGGCCAAGTGGGCGGCCAGCTACGCAGGTGTCGTGTTCGAGAAGGACAGTCGTAGCGGTCGAGGCACAGGTGCGGCCGAATTCGATGGGGTGACCGCCGAGGGCACCCCTACTCAGTCCGTCGTGCCAAATAAGTTACTGCGCCTGACCACCGGTGAAGATGTATCGGCCTTCCCGCCCTCCAACCGCCCCTCCGGGGCATTTATCGCTCTAATCGACGCCACTCTTCGCGACATAGCAATGGGTCTTGATCTGCCTTTTGGCTTCTTTGACATGCGGGGCTTCGGTGGCGCAAATTCTCGACTCGAGGCGCATCAAATTCAGCGGAAAATTACCGCTTGGCAGAACGTGATTAAACGATCGGTATTAAACCCACTGCGGGATATGGTCTTCCGGAAGGCAGTCTTGATGGGTGACTTACCGCCAGCGCCTGACGCTAGTGGTGGCTCATGGACATTCGGCGCACACATCACCGCCGACCTAGGCTACCAAACTAATGCCGACCTAGCGATGCTCAATGCTGGGCTCACCACCGCAAGCAAGCTCGTCGCCGCACAAGGGCTCGACTTTGATCAGGTCTTGCGCGGACGCATCTCCGAGATCAAGAAAACTCACGCGGAGGCAATCTTCCAAGGAGTTCCGATTGAACTCATCAACCCAAGCTTGAGCAACGCAACTAGCATGTTCGCCGACCTCCTAGCCGCGCAGAAGCCTGCCCCGAAAATCAAGCCTACGATTCAAGACGCAGGTGATAAAGTGGCCAAGCAGATACTAGAGGTGATTAACAACGTGGCCGAGGGAGTCTTGCCACGCGACGAAGCGATCGAGTTACTGTGCTACACCTACCAAATGCCTCGCGGTAAAGCTGAATCCATTGTGCCAAATCAAGGCGACGCCGAGGTGCCCGCCGGCCCCATCAACCAACCCACACAACAACCATGAATGAATCCATCCTAGTTTACGGAGATGCTAAACCTAAATCGATTGAATTGCCTGAGGGGTTCGAGCTGGCCGGGACGGTTGTGACCGCTCCCAACCGACTCGCCCTTGTTGCGGTCAACTCCGAGGGAGTGATCGCGCACTACTACGTCCAGAAGGGCGGAATCAAGTGGACACTCGGGCCCATTGCAAAGGAACCTTATGAGCCAAAAACGATCAAAGAAACCGTCACCCGAAGCGAGCCAACCATTGTATGCGGACAGTCTGATCAAGGATCAGATACGAGAAGCACTCGAAGCCGGAAATCTAGAGCGCGCCGCGGAGCTGATGGACAAGCTGAGAAATCCGCCGATAACGCCGCCACTGGTAGCGAGGATTAACCTCCTGCTCTCTTTCACCTTCCTCGTCGCGTTGGCGTGGTTTGCAATTCCGCTGACTGCAACCGCGTGGGCTTGGTGGTATTGATTGACCATGAACCACACCGACCTAAATCCATCTGAGGCGAAGAAACGTGCAGGCAACTACCGTAAGCGTAAACTGAGATGGAACGGGTTGCCTATCTCGATCGAGAACCCCGCAGGCGGGGCACGATCCGGCACAGACAAGTCCGGCAAGAAATGGTCGTCGGTAATGCCGTACGACTATGGCTATATCCGCGGTACGACTGGACGCGACGGCGACCACATTGATGTATTCATGGGGCCTCACACTCGAAGCGAGCTTATCGTCATTATTAACCAAGTCGAACCGAAGACCCGCAAGTTCGACGAGCATAAATGTATGCTCGGGTTCTTTACGAAGGACGAAGCGATTCGCGCCTACCATGCGGCCTATGCGCCAGGGTGGAAAGGCATGGGATCCGCCACTACGATGGGTCTTAATCAATTCAAGAAATGGGTGCGCTCTGGGCGCAAGATGGCACCGGTGAAGTTTGACGTTCGCAATCTCCCCATGGAAGGTCGTATCACTAATTTCAGCTCAACTCTCAAGCAAGAAGAGCGCAAGCAGCGCAACGTGCAAACCGCCGTCAACACCGTAGGGGTCGTTGGCAGTCTAGGGCTGGGGCTTTACTCCTACCGCACTGCATTGAAGGCAGGCAAGGTGGTAGATTCTGTGCAGGACAATATAGATTCGATTTCCAGAAACGCTAAAAGCACTGCACATAGCGCCGCGAGAACTGCCAGACGCGCCGATAAAGCATCACAGAGAGTTGTTGTGAATTCGCACCTTATAGGGAAGCGACTGCGCGCTTCAGCCAACCCGAAGAACTGGACAACCGGCAAGCTTGCAAATCGGCTTATCAAGGGCGCGACTCGTGGGCGAAGGAAGCTCTTCAGTGCTCGCATGGGCGTCACTGAATTTCAAGGTCGGGGGCGCCCTTACCGGGACACGCCAGATAATTTAATGGGATTCCCTAGAGATCAATCGAAAGCCAAAGGCTACCACCAGCAAAAATATAGCAAGTCAATTGATGTTAGCGTCCGCCATACAGGCATGAAAAATAGTGGATACAGCGATAGCATAAAAGGGCTGAATACTCCCCATGCACTAGAACGCGCTCACCGGAATTGGCCTGATAGTGCTGTCCGGAAAACTCCAAAACTCTCAATTCGCCTCCGTAAATCTCGCTTACTTCGCCATTTAGAATCAATTGATAGTGTCACCAACTTTCGCGCTCGTGGTGAATGGGATGGCAAGACCGGTATCAATCCTGAGACCAATAAATTTGAAGATAACCGCAGCTTCTTGCGCAAGGCTGCGCCGTTTGCAGTCGGCGCAGGTCTCACCATAGCGGGTGGACTGGCGATGCGCCACCGGGTTCGCCCTAAAGTGCCATTTCAAAAAGGTATCCATTGGGCGGCCGGCACTAGCCTCGAACCAACTGCGCGGAAGGCTGCGCGGGTAGCAGAGAATGCGGCGCGCGGTAGCGTAATCCGTGAAGGCAAGGCTACAGCAAGAACGGCATCAAGAGAAGCCGCGAAGTTAGCTAAGAAGAAGGTAGTCAAGAAGAGCACTCGCAGGAGAAATATTCCTCCCTTGACTGGCGGCGTTCGCGGCACAAGCCGTAGTATGACTGCAAATCGCACCGGAGTCATTGAGCTCAATCTTCCGAATGCAGATCACAATAATCAGTATTCTGGCACCTTGAGTTATCCGGGGATGATGCGTAAGGCACAGAGTACTCGCAAGTGGGCAGGCCGTGCAGGCGGGGCAGCGCAAGACGTTGACGACATGGTAAGCGGCCGTGCGCGAAACCCCAAGAAAAAGCGCTTCTACGAAAAAAGTTGGTTCAAGAACGCGCTTGGAGCTGCGGCCATTGCAGCGCCCATGTATGCGTCCCGTGTCGCAGCCTCACAAGGTTATCAGTCGAAGTTGCTTAAAAAGTACGGGGGTAAAATTGGCTCGGCCATTAACCGCCAGCACGGGAGGAATATGCCAGTGTTTACGGCTCAGTTAAGCCGCACCCTAGAGCTTTCTTACTTAGACTCTGACGAGACTCGCGGGGCAGGATGGGATGTTCGTGATGCACGAGGTAAGAGCGCTCGCGTTTTTACGCCTGGCTCGCTCCCGCGAAATCGTCGCGAGAAGAAACCACATGAGCGGGTTGGCAGTATCCGGACTCAGCGCAATGTCGCGATCGGGGTCGGGATACTTGGTATCGGACTTGGAAGCTATGGCCTCGCCAGCCGCAGAAGCGCAATTCGAGGCATCATGCGTAAAGCCAACAAGACTCCGATTACGCCTATGGCGAAAGTAATAAAATTCCCAAAACGCGCCTAACCTTTCTTCTATCATTAAAATAATGATAGCCCAGCCCATCATTTGACATTCTTAAAACTGCACCATGGACACACAAACAATTCTCTTTCGCCTACGCGGCCGCAAAATCGCTGAACTGAACGCTAAACTGAAAACGACCGACTTCGCGTATCGCGATGAATACGGGCGCTACAGACAAGAGGAAAGCGGTGGCCCGGGTATCGGTGGCGTGGCCGCAGTCGGTGCCGTGGGGGGTGGACTTTATGCGCGTGGCCGCATGAGTGGCGCGATCGGCCCCTCTGGTGTCGAAAGGAGGATTTCAGGCCTCCGCGAACGCATGGCCAACAGCAGAGAAGGGGTCACGGGCAGACAAACCGGCACGGTCAATGGTGGGATGAGTCGCGCGGCTGGTGTTCGCGAGCAAGCTAGCCGAGTAGGCCGCGAAGCCCGAACCGCTTATCGCGGAGCTAAAACTGGCGTTTCCGGAGTCTTCCAGGGCACTGACCGCGTTACAGGCCCTGATGCTAGTTTGGTCAAGAAAGTTCGCCGCGCTGGCCGAATCTCTCGTGGCGGACTTCGCTCTTTCCTTACTCGCACGAGCAAGGCGCTGGCTCGTGGCGCTTAGTCCATCCTGATGAATCTCCAAATTTATCAAACGACCCGTATCCGCGAATTGCAGCGCACGATCAACTTCGAGCGTTCACGTGATGAGATGGGTCAGTTTGCCGGAACCTCCGATACGACACCCGAGAAAATGCGCCTAGCCTACGTGAAGCCACTCCGCGAACGGCTTAAATTTGCGCGCCGCCGATAAACCCATGAAGAAGCAAACCATTCTAATCAACGTGCAACAGCGCGGCATTCTCAATCTACAATCGGCACTTGCGCCAACTGAGTTTAAGTCGCCTCGTCGAGAATACTACGACGACCTAGATGACGCGATGCAGAAGCGCGTCGATTCAAGTCAAGAGATTAAAGGTAGCAGGGCTGGAATAATCGGCGGCGCAACGGTCGGATCATTACTAGCTCGCCGCCTTAAGCGCTCAAAATTGGTAGGCGGACTTGCGGGCGCAGCGGTTCTTGGAACGATCGGCGGGCGTATTGGCTCGCACATACGCAAGGAAAAGAAGCCAGCTCAGTAAAAATCGAACATATATATACTTTACCCAAGCCCCGCCCTTAGCTGGCCGGGGCTTTTTCGTGCCCGCGCGGGTTGACGCTTCCCAAGCCGTTGAAATGGCAGAAGACGGCAACCTAGTTCAATTTTACGCAAAGCTCGATTCGGGGCAACCGAAGGTTGATCGCGAAGCGGGGATGATCCGTGGCGTCTCTGTGATCACAGGAAACCTTACCGCGATTGGACACGACATCGATGTGGATGACACCACGCTCGATCAGATCGAATTCCAAGGGCGTGAAAAGAAGAAGGTGCCAGTAAAAATCAATCACGGGTCAGGCGTCGACGCGGTATGCGGCCATCTGGTGAATTTTCGCCGAAAAGATGACAAGGTTTTGGCCGACTGGAAACTTCTAAAGAGCCACCCACAATTTGCGCAGATACTCGAGACCGCCGAAGAGCAGCCCGAGACCGTCGGGTTAAGCATTTCAATGAAGCAGCCCGATAGCCCAGTGATCTTTGAAGGACGCGTAAAGGCGCGCTGTGAGAAACTACTTTCAACCGACTACGTAATCCACCCTGCAGCCAATCCGACCGGGTTGTTTCAGCAGAAAGTTGACAACCCAAATAACCATAAGATGCCACCAGAAAATACAATTCCTAAAGAACCTACTCTCGCCGAAGTAATGGCCGCAATCTCTGGATTGACTGAAAAAGTCGACGCGCAGGGTCAATACATTGAGTCTCAGCAAACCGAGCAAGCGGAGGCGCAAGCTTACCAAATCGCCGGACTCACCGAAGAGCAAGCCGCCGAGCTTGGCATTGATGCCGAAGACCTCGCAGCCGCTCAAGAATTTATTGCCGAAGTTGAAGGGGATGAAGGTCTCGCTAGTCTTCAGCAAGAAACCCAAGCGCACTACGCTCAAGGCGAAGGCGGCGAAGGCTACGAAGGCGGCGAAGGCGGCGAAGGCTACGAAGGCGGCGAAGGCGGCGAAGGTGCAATTGCCGCCGAAGCTGGCACCGCCACTGCAACTGCCATGAGCGCCCTCATCAAGCAAGTCACCAACCTGACTGCAAAGCTTGACGCTAAAGACCTCGCAGTTGAAAAGGCTGCGATTAAGGCCGAATTCGCCGAGATCGACAAGACGATCCTCGAACTAACCGAAAAGGCCAAAAAGGTCACTGAGCTGCAATCTGAAAACTCTCAGCTCAAGAAAGCACTGAGCGGCGCTGGTCGTCGCCCGATCCCCACTAACTTCTCTGCCGCTGGCACTCTGGTGAATCCCGACGAAGCCGCCTTTGAAAGCAAAGTCGCTAAGCGGATCACCGAGCTTACTGCCAAAGACAGCACTATGACGCCGCAATCCGCCAAGGCTAAAGCGTGGCACCAGTGCATCTCGGAAGACCCTGACGGCTACACTGAATTCCGCGCCGGAGGCAAAGTAACTAACCTCTAGGGTTCACTCACTCACTCACTCACTCACCCACTGGGAACGATTTCTTACCATGAACAACGATAACTCCAAGCAAACTTTCATCGCAGGCGAAGCCCTCCTGTATGGCCGCCGCGTTAAAATCAGTGGCGGGACTGCCGTCTATGCAGACGCCACCGACGCCGGGCACGGCATCACGCAGCACGGTTGCGCATCCGGTTCGCCCATTGGCGTGCGTCTTTTTAATGACACTGGGTCTTTCGGCTTTGAAGCCAGTGGTGCCATTGCAGCTTTTGCGCCCTTCTTCGCTGGTGACGACGGCACTATCAGCGCAACCGGTTCGATCAAACTTGGCTTGACCAAGGAAGCCGCTCCCGGTGCCAACGCAGAGATTGAGTGCTTGCTCCTTGATCCCGAAGTCGACGCTGAAGACTTCTCAGTCGCTGTAGTCGATAACGAAGACGGCACTGCAACCGCTACGGTTGAATCGAATCAGCTGTCTCTTGTCCGAGCCTGGCTTTCTAACACCGCCTTGGGGGCAGTCAATCCCGCCGAAACTTCGGTGGCCGCAACGACCGGCGCAGTTATTACCAGCCACACCGCCCACGGCGACCTGGAATGCGCGACAGACGCCGACGGCGATCTTGTTCTCACAATCACAGCAGCCGACGGCGCTATGCACGTGAACGTATCGATCGGGGGCATCGTTAAGACCGCCACCGCCACAATCTCCGGCAACTAGAAACTAGCCCGCCTTTTTCACTCACAAAACACACCACCTACTAAGGAAACCCATTTATGGCCTACGAAAATACAAGCGCCGAAATCCGGCCTGATCTCCAAGCAGTTGTCGAAGAAGCAATGTATGCCGACGAAGGCTACATCGGCCAGGCTCTCATGCCTTATGTCGGCTACGGCACTAAGACCGGCGAATACAAGCGCCTCCGCCTCCGCACAGGCCAGCTTGCTCGCAGTTCTGATGGCAATGGCACGCTCCGCGCGCCCCGCTCTTCCTACCCTCGCATTGATGGTACCGACGAAGCGGATAGCTACTCCTGTAAGGATCGCGGTCTCGAAGAAGCGGTCGACGACTCCGAAAAGGCAGACAAGGCCCGCTACTATGCGCTTGAGACAGTGGCACTCAAACGTGTGACTCGCACCATCCGCCTCGACCACGAGATCCGGGTCAAGAATAAGATTTTCGACACCACCGTGTTTCCAACCCTTGATCCGGTTGAAGCCTACGAGGCTGCCAACCTCGCCACGATCGACTTCTTGCAGGACATGAAGGCAGCGAAGAGTCAAATGCTCAAGTTGCTCGAGCGCCCCAATGCGATCGCCATGAGCGACGAGCTTTGGGATCGCATTAGTATGTCGACCCTACTCTCGACTCGCATCTTCGGCGCAAACTCAAGCAGCAAGATCATGGGAGTTGGCGCAGTCGAAGCCTTTATTTCTGAAATGCTCCAGCTTCCAATCAGGCTCTATATCGGCCAATCGGCCTACGAGAACACGAAGAAGAAGACAGGCAAAGCCACCGCAGCCGATATGGAATTTGTCTGGTCTAAATCATATATTTGGATGGGTTGCGTCATGGGCGGCGTCCTCGAAGCAGGCGGCGCAGGCCGCACAATTGTATGGGAAGAAGATTCCCCCGGTTTCTTCGTAACTGAGTCTTACCGCGAAGAAGGAATCCGCTCTGATATTGTTCGCGTCCGCCACAATACGGACGAGAAGATTGTCAATGAGAACTGCGGTATCCTCATCCCGACTTCGGCTGACTAAGCTGGTGTTTAGCCTCCAATTTTAACGCAACCCAAAGAACTTTAAGCCATGCCAAGCGCAACTATACAGATCAGTGTTTCTGGAGATATTTCCGGTTTGTACTCTAAGAGTCACTCAGTAACAGGCGGGGCGAGTCACCGAGTGCAAGAGCCGATCCCCGACAGCTCTACTGACCTTCAAGTAGCGTTTGCGCTTGATGTGTCTCAAGCTAAATCTTTCATGCTTTTAGCTGACCAAGATATGCTTGTCGAGACGAACTCCGGCACTGAAGCGGGTAATACATTTACGCTCGCCGCCGGGGTGCCTTACGTTTGGCCTTCGACCAACGGAGCGGCATTTGTCGACACCGAAGCAGACGCCGTGACCACTGACATTACCGCTCTCTTCGTGACCAATACAAGTGGTACCGCTGGAACGCTTACCCTTGATGCGATCCTTGATCCGACGGCTTAACATTTTTGCATAAGATACGTAGTTATTGAGGGATAATTAGTTGTAGATCAAAACCCACCTTTCTCGCGAAGGGTGGGTTTTTTTTGACAACTCGATACAGGCAATGAGCTTCAGAACCTTCATGGCTAAATCCCTTATACAAGCTCTCAAACTGGGCATGGGCGATACAGTCACGCTTAACGGCGGAGACTACCAAGCGATCGTCCAGGTCAATGAGGCCGGCACAGAACGGGGCTCGCGGGGCGGGCGCAGGACTGTGATGAGTGGGCGCGTTACGATGAAGCTAATCGACTGGACAACGGCGGCCGGCGCTGAGGGGGGTTCGATCACTCTCCCCGATGGGCTGGCGCGTATCACGAGTAAGCCGACACTGACCGCGAGCACGGCGCGATTCAACATCGAGGGCACCGGAGCATGAGTGGTAAGGGTCTGAGTGTAGGTTACGAAATTAAGTCTGATCTTCGATCGGTTGAGCAGTCTGTGGTGGAAGTAGCCGACAACATTAAGCGAGGCAACCGCTCACCCGTAGCTCGATCTATACAGCGCGAGGTGGAGAGGATCGAGCGCAATAAAACCCGGAAGGAAAACACCCATGTCCAATAACAGTGCAATCACTCTCAAATGCGAAGAACTCGTAGCCGCGATCATACGCCGAGCACTCCCCGGAGTGGCTGATCTGATCGTCGAAGGATCTGACCAAACATGCGACCTACCGCACCCCGTTTACATTTCAGTTATGCAACCCGAGGGCGAAGATGCGGAACCGCAGCTTCCTTCTGGGCCGATCTATAATGTGCCGATTGATGTGATCCGGATGGCGCATTACGCTCACAGCACCCATGCTGAGCGCAAAGAAGCGGTTGGTAAACTACAGGGTATTTTCAAGGGCAACCTGCCCCTTTGGGCGCACGGGCGAATTGTTCCAGGGGTCTTCCTGAAAGGATGGTTTATTGAGTCAATCGGTGGAGGTGATTCGGGCGACTACGTGGGCGACGGCATGCGACTGGTCTTGGCCGTGCTGGAAGCATAATGGGTTCAGTTGACATACTGCAGACGCTATGACAGTAGCAGTAAAAGGAACTCAATATACCTTCGGCATTCCGACCAATCAAATTACTATCACGGGTCTGGTCTTGGAAAGTGCGACACTCCGATCTTCCGTTCAGGTAGATGAAGAGGGGGTTAATAATCTTGGTATTGTTGAAGCTTACGCGATTGGGGGCCTTCAATACGAAGTCACCGTATCGGGCAAGTTTACGGGAAACCCCCCTGCTCCCGGCACCAAGTTTGTAGCGCAAGGGGTTACCCTTTACATGACCAACGTTGAGACCTCTTGGGCTAATCGCGATTGGAAGAAAGCCAGCATCACCGCCAAGGGCTATGACGGTATCACCACCTAGCGGGAGAATGTGCAAGACTCCCGATACAGCGACTCCGTATTAGGGGGTCGGTTCACCATACTAGGCCGGAAACTCCGGCCTTTTTCATACTGGCACTTATTTCAGTTGGAGGCTAGCGATTCTCCTTTCATCGACGGTAAAGGGGTCGACGAGACTAGGGTGCTCGCAGGCGCGATAAATATCGCTACTTGTATTTGCCGCACTCGCTATCCCCGGCAGGCTAGATCGTACCCAAAGTGGCTTCGATGGCTTTCCGCGATACGTCTCCGCGATGTAGAGCAGCAAGCGATTGAGTTCGGGAGGTACATTAGCTTCCACACACAAGGCCCAGAGTTTTGGATTTCTGAGCGTGCGACAGCTACCCGAGGTCAAATGCCACAATCTCTTTCTGGAGTGTCAGGCCTCATGCTTTTGGGGCTATCAGAGAAAGAGGCATGGAACTACCCCGTCGGTAAGGGTGAATGGCTCAAGGCCGCCCGGGGCGTCCACAGCGGCGATGATCTCGACTTCGTGCAGCCTGAGAGCGAGGAAGGCATGGCAAAGCTCAATCTACTGCGCGACGGTATGGCGGCACTCTGCGAAGCGCTAAAGAGCGGAGGCGAAGCGATCGCGCCCGCTACGCAGCTTAGAGAAGCCGGCCTACTTGCGGACGATTGCTTCAAACTGGTTCAAGCCTGGCAGAAGGCTCGAGCGAAGGAGCGCAAGGTGCTCTTAAAGGAACTGTCCTTTGAATTACCTAATTTGACCCTCGACGACTAATATGGACGAACCCAACACGCCCAAAAAAGTACCCATTGAAGCGAGCGTTCGACCTAAGCTCGTTGGCAAGGCCGCGTTCAAGAACAGCTTGGGCGACATGGCTGGCGATCTGGCTGAACCTGGTATCATCTTGGCATCCGGTGGCAGTGCCGCGCAAGCGTCGTGGGCAGGTCTTCGTGGCATTTTGCTCACGCGAGTATTGGGCCCGCTCGGACTAATCTCTGGTGCCGTCGTCGGCATTGGATACGCAATGAGTCTAGTTGTGGGGCAAACGCGCCTCATGGCAGACGGGCTGAAAGAAGCGCGTGGCATGGAGAAGCTCGTCACTCAGTTCACTCCACTGCTCGGAGGCATTCAGGCAGCTAGAACGCGCCTTGCTGAACTTTTTAAATTTGCCGAAACCACTCCTTTTTCAATCAAAGGTATTGCTGAGTCTTCGCGCCTGCTGGAGATTATGACGCAAGGCGCACTCGCTACTTCTGCGGGTCTGCGCATGATCGGCGACAGTGCTGCGATCGCAGGACGGCCGCTCGAAGAGGTCTCCTTCTGGGTCGGGCGACTCTACGATGCTCTCAAGAGTGGAGCCCCTACGGGTGAAGCCATGATGCGGCTGCAGGAAATGGGGGTCGTCTCTGGTTCGGTGCGCCGCGAAATCGAACAACTTACCGAGGCGGGCGCAAGTACCCGCAGTATGTGGGCGCTAGTCGAGAAACAGCTGCAGCGCAACGCGGGCGGGATGGAGTTACTTTCTCAAACCGCAGAAGGTTTGAGCTCAACCTTGCTCGACGCTCAAGACGCGATGGCGCGGGGTTTCGGCAACAACTTCCTTGAGCGCGAGAAGGACGGCATTAAGGCCGCCATCGTGGCGACTGAAGCCTTTACGCCGGTGATCGCAGAACTAGGGGATCACCTCCGGGCAATGGGGATGATGGGCGATTTTACGAATAAAATTAAGCAAAACAAGGCCGCCATGGAGGCCGTAGCGACCGCAGCTACCCTTGCGATGCGTGCTTTCATTGTGTTTAGCGCTGCGGCGATCTTCGCGCAGGCCGCCGTCACGATAAATGGCATCAAGGTGCTCAGGAGCCAACTCGGCTCACTTAGCGCAGCGCTCAAGCAAACAGCCGCTAACATGTTCGCGACTGCCGCCGGAACCAAGACGATGGATGCAGCCGTCGCCGGGTCAACGATTCGAGGAAAGATACTTACGGGCATAATGAAAGGTCTCAAGGCTATTGTAGGTTTAGTGGGAGCTGCTTTCAAGGCCGCGTTTGCCGTCCTGGTAACTCCCATTGGTGCCGCCGCCGCAGCCGTCGGCGTCCTTATCGCCAGCCTCTACCTATGGCACCGTGCGACCAAGGAACAGACTCAGTATTTGAACGACCTCAAGGAAGCCCAGAAGGGCGTTCGGGAGGAAGCGAACAAGCAGGCTCGTGCGATCACGACTGTGCAGGAAAAGATGGAAGCGGAGCGTCAGCTAGTCGCTTCACTTATCAAGTCGTACGAGGCACTGGCCGAGGCCAAGGCTATGGATAGGCAGAAATTTTTCGGAAACAAGGAAGGGGTTGCGATTGCTGAGAAAGGGGCAAGGGATGCGGAAGAGCGACTTGAGCGAGCGCGCGCCAAAGGCACGGAGGGCTTAACTGACAGCCGCGACAAGGACGACCTCATTGAGCGGCTGAAACTCGAAAAGCAAATCAAGGACGTAGTTTTTAGTGGCCTAATGGCTCGCGCAAATGGCGAAGAGAAATCTGTCTTACTAGCACAGCGCCAAAAGGACATTCAAGATCGCATCAATGTTGCTACAGAACTGCGGGAAGGTAACCGAAAATCCAACGACTTCGATACTAAAATAGCTGATAGCATTACCGAACTCGAAGGCCGAGCAAATGTGATCAAGGGAGCTATGCCTGATGCGCCAGACGGGAAATTTACTGGCGTTGGTAGCAGGGGATTCGGGGTGGGGGCGCAAGAAGCCGAGCAGGAGCGTGCCAAGCAGGAGCGTGCTCAGGCGCGTAATGAGCTCGCCCCAATTAACCTACGGATTGCAGCGCTTAGGCGACTACAAGAAATCCGCACCAAAATCGCATCTCTGGGCGCATGGGATGAGGGATCAATAAACGCTCAGGATGACCTTAAGAATCTCAATAGCTTGAAGGCTGAGCAAGAGCAGATTACCCAAGAGCTTCTTTTGCAGAACAAAGAGCGTGAGCGCGCGGGCAAGCTGGCTAAGGATCAACTCGAGATCGCGGATATGGAAAGCTCTCTTACTTATCACGCAGGTAGGGGCAACATGAGTAATGTTCGCCGTTCCCGCCAAGAATTAGAAGCGAAAAAAGACGAGGTGTTCCTATCCCAGCGCCGCCAAGAACTGCTCGACCAAGGACTAGACCCTGGTATTGCTGACGGCGAGCTTGCTAACCGAAAAGAGCAGCGCGATACCGACACGCGCAACTTCCGTCGCGACCAAGCCGTCGAGATTGCGGCCAATGAAGCCCGCGTTAAAGGAGACAAGAGGGGTGCGCGGGGAATCGAAGACCAAGAGCGCCTACGATCCCTTACTCTCCAGAACATCATTGAAGGCGACATGACTCGTAGTGACGCCGAAGCGATGGCAGAGCGCCAACTCAAAGCCGAAATCGGCGCTCAAGAGAAAGCGAAGGGCTCAAGCATTGTAGCCGATCAATTCCAGCGGCTCGGGCTCGGAGGCTTTGCCTCTGGCAGCGATCCCGCCCAGCGCTCACGCGACCGTATGGTGAAAGCACTTGAGTCCAGCAACACGAAACTTGACGCCATCATAGGCGAAGGAGGCCCGATCTAAACATGGGAATTACATACAGGTTCAGAAGTGGCCGCGTTTGGCTGAATAAGGTGCACGACGTATCGCAAGATCGATATGGGCTCTTCCAAGGGCGCGTCACCTGGATGACCGACCCCGACAACTTCAGGGCGGCCGTACCTGCACCCAACTCAGGACACCCGCTATTTCCATGGCTTGAGCTCGAGCGATGGTCAATGCGAGGCGTGGGGGCATTTGTCGCAATTGATGGCGAGTTTTTTGGCATCGAGGGTAATGAAAGTGAGCCCATTTATGAGCTAGGCAACTCAGCTGGTGAGTTTGCAATCGAAGGCCACCCAAACTTTGACCAGATACTTTCCGGCGCAGGGCTTACACTGGATGATGTAACCGACGAGGACGGTAAATTTACGGGCTTCCCTGCCAAAGTGGACGGCGAAGACTACCCGGGAAAAAGAAACCTTGCAGGCGTGGAAGCTTTCTTGAGCTATGGAGAAGTTGTTTGGCGCAAGATATGGAGTGCCCGAAGCGCCCCAAGCGATAGCGATATTCAGGCTATTGGTAAGATTGATAACCCCGACGGCAGTCCACCGACGCCAGCTGGCCGCGACTGGATACTGATTTCCAACCCTTATTCGCAACGAGGTAAGACATTTCAGCGATCAAAAGAGTGGAAGCTGTCTGGCCCAGATGGCGCGAACCCAGACATTTACAGCGAAACCTGAACTTATGAGTAAATTAGGGCAACTACTCACCGAACTGACCGAAGTGGCGGTCGGGAACGGAAGATGGAAGAAGACGCAAGAGCGCCTAAATTCTATGCAAGAGGCGATCAAGGCTTTGGCGCGTGGAGACAACATAGTGTCGGGGAAGTATATCACAAAAAACCTACTCAACCCGCACACGATTTCGCTCTCCGGAACTCCCGGCGGCGGCGGCGGTGGATCGTCCGATTACCCTCTTAAAATAAAAACGGCGATCGACCCAGATAATGGCGATGTGCTAGTCGATGTCGTGCCGTCATTCCTCTACGATTACACCGTCGGTTCAACTGCGCCTGCGAAATTTGACATCACCCCGGCCGAGCCCATTGCCCTGTCTGCTGCCGGGAACTACACAGCATTTGTCCGCGTCTCGATAGATCAAGCCGTAGGCAAAAAAGTGACTGCTATAGAGTGGGCAGTTGAGGAGGGAGAAATCGCCTCGGAGGAGGGAGAAATCGCCCCGGAGGACGGAGAAGTATTGCTTGAGGTCGGCACGGTCGAGGTGATCAAGACGGGCAGCGTCCTATCGGTGGGAGTCGTGGAGAATCTCACGGCAGGCTTCCTGAGCTGGCCTCCGCGCCCACCATGGCTCGGATTCGATGAGGCGGAAAACGATGTTACATTCGGGCAGGATTATAATTCCGACGAGGCCCCCACAACCGCTGACCCCACGGTAATTACCGACCTCACCATCTGGACAGAGGAAGACCTCAATATCAACGGATATGGCGGCGAGTTCCAGCGCGGCGGTGCCACGGAGGGGCAACCCGCCTTTCAGATTGGCACTAAGCTCGGCACGGAAGAGACGGCGGGGGCGTATTGGTCAACGGCGGGCGGCTATATTGGTGTCGGCTCACTCGCGGGCGGAGCAGAGGACGACTCAGGTTACTTACTAGCCGCGAATACAGCCCTGAGCGAGTATGTGGACATTCGGCCAGCGACCGTTAAAGGCGTCGATACAGCAGCGGGGGAGTTCTTGCTTGATGCGGGAGAAGTTCCAAGCGGTGAGTCGATTCAGGTTAAGCTCATCACTATGCCCAATGGTGACGAGATCCGCACCTTTGCTACTGATGATATTGACCTTTCTGCCCTTTCGGGTGCCGGAGTCCCGTGGGCGGATTACGATGCAGGAAACCTTAAGATCGGGGGAGCCTCCACCGATGGAGTAGCAGACCTTACGATAGGTTTTACGGGTCAACTTAGTCTTGTAGGTGGGGCCGATTTTGCCTTCGTAGTGGATCCCATTCGCGCTGAGCTATCCTACCTACGCATGGGCTCAGCCCATGTGAATGTTCAGGATCTAGCGTCTTTCTTTGCAGGTGACATAACCTCGGAGGTGGGCACGGCTATCTCGCCAAACTCCATAATAATAGACGATCAGGACGCCAAATCAATTACCGCCGCTCTAGTCGACTTACCCGCGTCGGGAGTGGCTAAGTTTCGCTCAACTATGGTCTGTGATGGCGACGACCTGAAGGAGAGCTACATCATGATGACCGAACCCAAAACACCGTCCCCCTAATGGCAATCTGGCTACCCAACAATAAAGACGATTCCGACGCGCCGACTTGCTACGTGCCTGGCCTACCTTATGTCTCGCAGGCCGATGGTGTGCAAGACAACCCCAACGGGTTTTTCCAAAAAGAATCTATCGGCAACGCGGGTAACGCCGTGCAGAAGTATATGCATTACTGCACGCGAATGTTGAGGTGGAATGACATCAACCTTGATCCCTTCACGGTGAGCGGCACGCCAACGATCAATAAGACTAAGCGGTTCGGCGATCTTGGCAGCTACCATGTAAGCGACGCCTACGGCATTCGGACGAGCGGTGGATCAGTCGATCTAGATAGCGCGTTTACTCGATACAGATTCCCATCCGAAGAAGTCCCTTACCACCTATATGATTATAGAGGCGTAAGCGTGGGCACGGGCTTCCCTTTTACGGGGAAGACCTGCGGGTGGTTGCCTGCCGCAGAGGATTCAGGGTTCTTCTGGGTGCCGACTACGACCGACCTCAGCAATATTGAAACGGGGCTAGAGGCATTTCTCGTTAGCAAAAGCACTAGCCTTTCCGCGCTCGCCGCCCTCCCGCAAGTGTGGAACCTCTGCATCATCGCATGGATGTGGGCAGGGTATGATGGTGGAGCAACTGAGTTCCACGACGGAGAGGACAGGCCATCGCAAGGACTTTCAGGACGGCTGACAGAATTACGAGCTGTCAAGGACTGCGACGTTTACTATCTACCCTATCTCTACTAATGATTTTTCAACCACATCGACATCGACATCGGGCATTATGGGGTGAACTCAGGGAAACTCCCACGCGGACAATCCTGAGCCAAGCTTTCGCAGGAATGCGATTGAAGGTGCAACGACTAGGTAGCGAGGCCAGAACGGCCAGTAATCTACCCACGAGCGCCCCACGGCCTAGCCGCCGAAGAGATAGTCTGAACTGCATGGCAACATGCAGAAGCGCGGGATAAACAGCCCACGCGATAACACAATGCGCCGAGAGGCCAGCTCAAAGAGGGTGTCGATGTGGTTGACCCCTTTCCTGCCGTTGACACTCGCCCCCATCTATGGCGGATTACAACTGGTGGCTAGACCAAACTTCACGTTCGATACATCAACGTCTCGACACTACTTTGATGCTATCCGGTTTCCGGTTTTTCCAGGGCGACAACCCCTCGATCAACCTCCAGCTCAAGAAGACTTCCGAAGAGGCCAATGCGGGGTTTGATCCCATTTCCTTTCCATCAGGCGGAAGTATGCGGGTCGGCATCGTTAATCCCGATCAAGCTGTCACGGGGGGAACCTTCACCCTTGGATTTGGGGGCAACGAAACTGCCGCCCTTCCCTATAGCGTCACTGCGGCGGCTCTCGAGACTGCGATCAATGGACTCGCATCAATCGCTACCGCCGGAGACGTTACAGTTACGGGCGAGGCGGGCGGGCCATGGCGAATCAAATTTGACGACCCCGGCACCCGAAGTTTGCTCGGGGTGAATGCCGAACTGATTTTACCTTCAGGTGAAGCTCAAATTCACGAGGAGAATGTCGGTGACGCTGACTCATCCAGCGTGCAATATCTTCGCATTAAACAGGCTGCGCTTGCCGAGCAAGCCACCTGGGCAGACATTCCGGCTGCGGCAGTCGTCGTCGCGACTGTTCAGGCAGGATCCGGCTCCGTGAATGAGGTGCAAAAAGTTTCCCTGTCCCCTTTTCCGCGCAGTGGTAACTTTACTTTGAGCTTCGATGGCCAGACTACCGCGAGTATCAGCTACGACGCCACCGCCGCAACCGTCCAGGCTGCCCTTATAGCACTCTCCAACATTGCGGACGCTGCGGTGATCGTCACCAAGGTCGCATCCGGCTCCTGGCTTATTGAGTTTATTGGCGATCTAGCCCTTGCCAATCAACCTGAAATGACGGGTAGCGCGACCGGCCTTCTCTCTTACGAGGGTAAGACCGGCCGCCTTTCGATTCGTCGCGCAGCAGTTCAAAACTACCTAGACGCCAATGCTGTCGAAAACGGAATAGCCTTCGCTTACCTTGAGATCGAGATCAAAGACGCTGACGGGAACGCGACATCGTACCGGTACGATTGCGAGATCGTGAACGACGGGCTTGGAGAGAATATCTCGAGCGACACCTCGGGGTCACCATTGGTCGCGCAGTCCGTAGGCGATCAGCGGTACGCCCGCCCACTTTCTGCCATCACTGGGCTCACGGGCGGCGCAGGCACCGACCTCGACTCCATAGTGGCCGCAACCCTCGCAGTCGGCTCCGTGGTCGTTCTTCCTCGTATCGTAATAGGGGCATCCGTAGTGTCGCGCTGGTGGGTCTTGGAAACCTCAGCCAGCCGGCCGGCTGAATCTCCTCAAGTTGTGCATCCCGACGACGACTCAAACAAGTATTGGCAGGCACTTGTTTCGGGCGTCACCGCCACCAACGCCGAAATCATCGCAGGCACCGAGGCGGCTATCCGCAGCATGTCGCCTGCGATGATTAAGCTCGGAGTGGATGCGCATAGCGGTCTCCAAGAGACGCTCTTTTCCGCAACGACTACGGGGGCTGTCACCAGTAAGCTCGTAATTGGAGAACTTGTAGCGGGTGACACGCCCTCGAATGTTGAACATGCCTCAATCGGTAGATCAGTGACATCGCTCGGAACAGATGCGTTTAAATCTAGTCTAAGCCTTGAGTCTGTCACTTTAAACCAGGGACTACTAACAATCGGCAGCTCTGCGTTCCGTGATTGCAGCGCTCTAACGAGTGTCACGATTCCCGACTCTGTCACGTCAATCGGCAGCTCTGCGTTCTATGATTGCAGCGCTCTAACGAGTGTCACGATTCCCGACTCTGTCACGTCAATCGGCAGCTATGCGTTCAGTTATTGCAGCGGTCTAACGAGTGTCACGATTGGCGACTCTGTCACGTCAATCGGCAGCTCTGCGTTCCGTGATTGCAGCGCTCTAACGAGTGTCACGATTCCCGACTCTGTCACGACAATCGGCAGCTCTGCGTTCCTTTTTTGCAGCGGTCTAACGAGTGTCACGATTCCCGACTCTGTCACGACAATCGGCAGCTATGCGTTCCTTTTTTGCAGCGGTCTAACGAGTGTCACGATTGGCGACTCTGTCACGTCAATCGGCAGCTCTGCGTTCCGTGATTGCAGCGCTCTAACGTCCATTGATTGCTATATCAACAAAACAGTTATTGATTCAGCGTCCAACATGTTGTCAGGGACGAATGCGTCACTGGTGATCACGATTCCAGTGGACGCGGCACAACCCGTTAAGGATTCATGGACAGCAGGAACGGGGCTAACAATCGGCGGTAACACCAGCGTTGATGTCGTCAAACTATAATCATGGCTAAACAATTACACTTCGTAAGCGGTTTACCCCGCGCTTGTAGCACCCTGCTAATGCAACTACTCGCCCAGAATCCCCGCGTCCACAGCACACCAACCAGCGCACTCCATGAGATTGGTTATATAGCTAGGCAAGTATTTCAAACCGAGGAGGCAAAGGCCACAGACATGCAGAATGTCCTTGAGCCAATGTATCTTGATTACGTCAAGGCGGGCTGCGAGAACGCTTTTAACTCCCTAACCGACCGACCTGTCGTGGTCGACAAATGCCGCTCGTGGGTAGGTCACTTGGATCAACTCTTCAAGATATGGCCAGATGCTAAAGTCATTGTTCCAGTGCGTGATGTTCGGGCAATCCTTAGCAGCTTTGAAAAGAAACGCCGTCAACACCCCGAAGTATTTAACGGCATCGAAAAAGCCAACCCAGCCAACTGGACAACCATCGAGAAGCGCGTTAATGGCTGGCTCTCAAGCCCACCAATTGGTATCGCCATCGAACGGTTGCATGAAGCCCTAAGATTCAAAGACCGCCTGCACTTCGTGCACGCAGAAGATTTAACAACTGACCCACAAGGCACCATGCTCAAGGTCTGGGATTACCTAGGCGAAGAATCAGTCATCCACGACGCCAAGAACGTGCAGCAATACACACAAGAACATGATGTGGGGTTCCCTTATGGGGATCATGTCATACGACCCGAAGTCAAACCACTCGTCCCCGACTGGCACGACACACTAGGCCGCAATCTCTCTGAGCAAATCAACCAAAAATTCAACTGGATTCAAGAACTATGAAATACGCCATTGTAAACATCGAGCGCAGACGCATCCGCCGAATTAACGACACTCAACCGCAAAATCTACTAGAGGATTTGGAAGCTGTGGAGATTAGTAATCAACAAGCAACTGATTTTGAATCCATGCAGAAGCCTGTGTTCCTAGTTGAAGGTGAGCTTATGACACTACTCGAAAAGCGCGAACTCGACAGAGTGGCAGCGTTGACACTAGCCGAGCAAAAGCTCGAAAAGATTCAAGCGCTTAAACAAGAGCGCGACGCAGCTTGGCAAGGGACGCTAATGACGAGCTTTGGCGTTCCGTTTCACACAGATGTACAGACTCAGATCGACATTCAAATGATGCTCCAAATGTTAGCTCCAAAGGAAATCTTTGCTGGTTACAAATGCGCAGATGGTGTTCGCCGTGATCTAAGCCGCGAACAGTTCGCCCTAGCGCTCAATGAGGGTGTTGTCCGCAAAGTTACCGCATTTGCAATTGAGGGCGCAAAACTCGAAGCCGTGGAAGCAGCCACCACTGCCGATCAAATCGCCGCAATCAGCTGGTAAACAATACACATGCCCGACGATTTTAAACTATTCGCAAACGACTGGATCAAACGGTTATTGCCCGCGATCATAGTCGGTGCTGCCTGCTATATCGGCTTCCGCGTCGAGACTCAAAAGGATCTGCAATCGCTCAACGACTGGCGCGTCGAGATCAAAGAGGTCGTCAGCAATCAGCAGACCGAACTCGGCAGGCTTCGCAACCAGCAGTCGCTCGACGATATGTTTCGCGCTAGCGGTGAACGTTTTAGTCAGAGCCACGGCAATGCCCTAGAATTGCGCAACCGTGACTACACCGACGACAAGCTCAAAGATGTCATCAACGCAATCACCACGCGGCTAGCCCGCATGGAGGACAAATTAGACAAATCGATTCAGCAAAAATAACCACCAACCCAACCCACAAAACACCCATGAACTACTACAAAAAACAAACCCGATGCTCTCTAACCGCGATGCTCGTCACCGCACTAATCGCGTTTATCGGCATCACGATGCCAGGTTGCGCGACAGTCGGTAACGTCGGCGGCATCGTCGCTGACAATCCTATCGCCAGTAAAGCGGTCATCCAAATCGCCACTGTGCGGTATATCGACGGCGATGCAGCCCGAGCCGCCAGCGTCCTCGAACACCTCGATTACGTCGAATTCATCACCGGTGGCGACGGCACGGCATACACGGTCGAGCACGTCACGCAGTCGCTCAAAAACGAGATCGATTGGGCGCAACTCACACCCACCGAGACCGTGCTAGTGCTCAACCTAATCGACGGCGTGAGCGCCTACGTGAGCGCACAGCTAGCCGACAGAGACACAACACTGATCGACGCTCAATCTCTCGTCACCGTCACCCAGGCAGTCGGCTGGATACGCGAAGCCGCAAGCATCACGCGGGCCGAACTCTCACAGCCACTCACCACATCTAGCGTAAATGATCCGATTGACCTCAGCCTATGGGGCTATCTAACCAGCGCAGAGACCCGCGCATGGTGCCGCGACTATTACGCCTACCGCGATGGCGTGCCCATCGACGAGCAGTATGCCATGACCGCCGAGAGCTACGACGCTGCAATCGCCGCCGATCACCGAAATAGGGCAACAAAGCTCAACGCGCTAATGATCGCCACCGATCCCGACACCGGCAATGTCGATCACAACACCTACCTCGCGCTGACAAAATAATGAAGCACCGCCGCTCAGACTCTCGCCTCCACCGAGGCCGCAAGCTTGATGTATCGCTTGCTCAAGATCCGCGCAACAGAGACTTTCGCATGAGTAGCGTCTTGTCGGCTCCGGTCGGCGAGCTGAAGTCAAAACGATGGGAGTGTAAGCCCAGGCTCGACCAAGGTGATGAAGGCGAATGCGTGGGCTTTGGTGCCGCTCATTGGTTTGCGTGTGCTCCACTAGAGCAGTCAGTCAGCAAAATACTGGCACGGCTGTTCTACGACGGAGCGCAGGATCACGACCAATGGCCGGGAAGCAACTACGAGGGCACAAGCGTAACCGGTTTGATGCGATTTCTTACAAAGATCGGCGTAATCGGCGAATACCGCTGGATATTCAATTTTGAAGAGTTGATTCAAACGCTCTCCCTTAAAGGAGCCGTGATTGTCGGTGCCGAGTGGCGTGAAGGCTGTTTTGAGCCAGATTTCTACGGCGTTATACGATTCATTGGCCGCAAAAAGGGCGGGCACTGCCTCTGCGCCGACGAGGTTGATTTTGAAAATAAGCGTATTGGATTTGTTCAGTCGTGGGGGCGAAGGCACGGCGTCGACGGGCGAGTCTACATGAGCTTTGCCGATGTCGGACAGTTGATGCTTACGCGCCCGTCGATCACATTCCCTACCGAGCGACCACTCGGGAAATACGAGTCTAAACCAAAAGTACGCCGATGGTGGCAAATTTGGAAGTGATGGAATGCGTGGAGCAACCGACAGTAACCCGGGCTATCATCGCCGCCTTGCGTGGTATCATTTCCGCAAATGGCTCTTTCCTAATTCAAAAATCCCAATCCCTGAAGACAAATGACCACATCATTTTATAAAGCAGAGCCCGAGGCAGGTGGATTTCTTACCGATCTATTTCTCAAGGCGCACGACGTTCCTATCAGAGAACGCCCATACGAACTACTCCGTCCATTACGATATTACTCCAAGATAACTGGTAAGGTGATTGAGGCTCCCCAAGGCTACCGGACGGATTTTGCTAGCGTGCCCCGTATGTTTTGGCGATTAATCCCTCCCTTTGGCCGCTACCAGCGTGCAGCGGTCATCCACGACTATCTGTGCGAGTTATTAGGCTCAACGGGGATCAGCAGCAAAACAGCCGCAAAGATTTTCCATGAGGCTATGCTTACTGCAGGCGTAAACCGCGCAAAAGCGAGTGTGATGTATTACATGGTCGCATGGTTCGGCCCACGATTTAAAGCCACTCTGGCCGTTTAGCTACTAAGATGCTCTCGGGGGGGGTTAGTTGTCCTCCTTCATAGCCGCCAGAGTGGTTCTATCATTATTTTAATGATAGAACGTGCAAAGCCACCATTAGATTAACAGTGCAACCATCTGTGGGCGTTTAATTTCTATAAACCTTGCAAAACGCTAGCAGGTAAGAGCTTATGTAATAAATGGTGCGGGTAGACGGAATCGAACATTGACCTAAAAACACTTCAATTACGTATTTTTTAATAAGAAAAGTGCGCAATGCGAGTAATGTGAATAATGTTGCGTGGGCGAATTTGTGGGCGCAGTTTCTGCCTATGGCAAGTGTAAGATGGAGAAATGACCGAAATTGCTGGGTGGCGTGCTACTCGCTACCAAATGGTAAGCGGAAGCAGGTATCGACAGGGTTTACGAGTAAATCCAAGGAGTATCAGAATGAAGCGTTACAGATTGCTTTACGGCTTGAGCAGGCTGGTAATCTCGCTAAGAGGGGTCTACTCACTCGTCAGCGTGTCCTTTCGCTCCTTGACGAGATAGCGGGCGCGGCTGGCATGCGATCGCTAGTCAATCCGTCGAGCACCCGTGAATTCCTTGACCGGTTCTACGCGGTCAACACCAAGCACGTAGTTGCGGGCACCCGGAAGCGTTACCGCGAATACATCAACCAATTTTTGGTAGGCATGGGTTCTGCGGCCAGCAGGCCTATGGCGTTCATCGATACGGCGGCGCTGGCTCAGTGGCGTGATGATCGACTCGTCAAAGGTGCCGCTCCGGCCACAATCAAGAATCAAGTTGTATTCCTGAAATCTGCGTTCCGTGAAGCGCTGGCTCAGGGTGTCTTGATCGAGAATCCGTTCGTCGGACTGACGCCTGTGAAAGTGAACCGAAATGCGAGCGTGAAGGTGCCATTCACTCGCGAGCATCTGGAGGCGCTTCTACGAACAAACACCGCGGAGTGGCGCATACTATTCTTGATCGGATATTATACTGGTCAACGTGATCGTGACTGCCGAGAGTTGTCTCGTGCTGCGGTCGACTTTGAGCAGTCGGTGATACGATTTCCTCGCCTAAAGAATCGTGACTTATTTGCGGTGCCGATACACCCGAGGCTTGAGCGACATCTACGCTGGTGGTTCCGCAGGCTCAAGGGTAGCTATGTCCTTCCAGAGCTATCGCGACTGCCCCAGACAGGCACAGCAGGCTTTCCTCATGTGTTTCGGATGACTATCTTGCCCGCGATCGGAATTGAGCAGCCATACATAAAGGGGCAGCCTGGCCGGACGCAGAGCAAATACTCGTTTCACTCGTTCAGGCATGCACTGAGCACGGCGCTCAATGAGGTCGGGGTCTCTGAGGTTGATCGCATGGCGCTCGTCGGCCACTCAGACAAGTCAATTAACCGAGGCTATACCCATGTCAGGATCGAGCACTTGCGGTCGGAGCTGGCTAAGGTTTAGTCATAGGTAGCCTTTCGCATGGTGTATTCGTTGCCCCACCGTTCATTCGGGCCAAAGCGTGTCGAGGTCGCGCGACGAACATTGATAACTTCCCAGTTGTCGACCATCAAGTCTTCAAAGTTCTTGTTCGTTAAGTAATCGTTATCGACGACAAAATGTATCTTAGTTTCGTAGCCGGTCGGCTCTTTTGTGCAGGCCGTGCCTAAAACTAGAGCAATGGAAAGGAATAGAAGTATCAGGGCTCTTTTCATATTTACTTTTATTTGTTGGTTAATGGTTGCCCTGCATCCTTATTTTTCTGCGCGACGTAACTTTTAACAGCATCAACTGCAAACTCGTCAAACTTCGTGTAGCCTGAATAGCGCATGGCTTCGTTTATGAGCTGCCAGTCACTGAAGCTCATTTGAATCTCGCCGAAACTATTCTCCTGCATGATTCGCTCAATGAACTGCTCGGCTAGTTTTGGCAGTTTGCGCTCGCTACTAAACCAACCGTCAACGGTTCGCTTAGACACGCCACACTGTAAGGCAAGCCAATTACGATCTCTTCCATTACTAGAGAGCCATTTTCTAATCTCAATAAGGTCAGTCATTACGCTACTGATTACACGGAATACGCAAAGTTGCAACTGTAAAACGATTAATTTATTACCATTTGTCCTTATGGCGTAAAATTGTTTGAAATTACTTCAGTTTATTAGTTGACATGCGTAATTTTGTTTACCTAATTGGCAATATGGAAGACGCAAATTGTGTAAATATTGATTTTAATAAACTGGACAAAGGCGAGAGACAGTTTTTCCAACGTCGCGCCCTGCAGGAGAATAAGCCACTAAAGCAGGTCATCATTGATGCGCTCCGCGAGAAGGCTGAAATGATGCTTAATGAAGGGAGCCAGAAATGACCCTTGACGCAAAAAGCGCCCGCATGATCGGCAAGGAAATGGCGAAAGTTCTTTTGCGCAGCACGGCGACATTCCTCCGCCTCAACGAAGCTTCAGCCCTCTTTGGGCCCAGTGTGTCGGTCTTAAATTCGGCGATCACTGAAACGGGCACTGCGAGGCTTCGAGTCATGCGGCGTAAGCGATCTGATGGCAAAGGCAGGATGTTGATCGTCCGCCGCGATGAAATGGAGCGCTGGGTTGCCGACAACTTCGAGGAAGTGCCCGAAAACCAGAAGACTCCAGCTAGCGAGCTAACTGGAGTCTAAGGCAAACATGAGGCGGAACGACCCGCACGCATGAAGCAGGAATCAACCCCACCCTCTAGCCTTTGTCAATAATTTACCGCGCAACCCGCGCGGAACTAAAACCAAAAAAAGAAAGCAAACATGAACACGACAATCCGCATAACAAAAGTCCATCTATCCAGTGACAATGAGGTCACTATTTATTGGCAGGAGTTCAATGAAACCATCCGAGACTGGGGCAAATACTCCGTCGAGGAGTCAGAGGCTCCCTTGGACTCTTTAGGAGAGTCACTGCAAGCCCTCACCGCGACAGTCCGCACCTACCGAGAAGAGGGCGTTTTACGCCTCGAGGACTACACCGTGACAACACTCTCGTTTTTTTACGGAAAGACCGATACGGCTGGCGCTGAGGCTCACTACAAGGTGATGATTGGAGCGCATCGTAAGCTCCGCCAAGGCGGGCCCGCGAACTGTAACACATCACGACTCCAAGTGACCGCGGAGAGCGAGGACGCCGTTTGCGTCACCGACGACGAAGCGCTCAAGATCGATAAGGTCGCGACTGAGGCTATCAGGTATATCAATGGCGAGCGCAAGCAAATGCCACTCCCCGAAGAGGACGATAGTGAGGGCGAGCTACCTCTCGACGACATTGTTGTCGAAGACGCCGACTTTGAAGTAGTGGAAGGGGGCGAAGAGTGAGCCGCCTCAAGATGATCCAAGTGCCTGCGTTCGTGGTTTTCACCCAAGGCCACTCTAGCTTTGCTGGGGGTCTCGAAGTTAAGGCGCTTGAGGCTCACGGGGCGACCGTGATTGATATTCCCGAGCTGACCAATGGAGTCGCTGTTATGGTTGAGTCCGCTGAAATGGAGTGGTCTCCGGCTACGTTCATTGGCGACTCGCAGGATAAATCTAGCGCCATCGTCCAAAATGGCTCCGGCCATTTGCGATTTGTAGATTGGCAGAAGATAAGGGCGCGAGAGCTCGCCGACATTGATCCAAAAGAAGGGGGTGATGCGTAATGGTCTGCATACAAAACGTTCGCGTGGATCCTCGGGTAGTGACTCGCTGCTTGCGAAAGCATGAGAGAGTCGAGACGCCTAACGGCAGCCTGTCTTCGATCGAGTGGCTGCAACTTGAGCGCGATCGATTCGCGCGTTCCGGGATAGCGTCTGAGATTATCGAGACCCCTACTGGGCGTGTTGCTCTGCGCAAAAAAAACTAACTCGCAGCACCATGGAAACTCAAAATACTGGCGGGGCTGTGCTGGCTCTTGATCTAGGGACTTACTGCGGTTGGGCTCGTCGCGATGTCGACGGCTCCGTTCAGTACGGCGAGCAACCTTTCAAGAAACAATCCTATGACTCCGAGGGCAAGAGAATCTGGCGCTTTATGCAGTGGCTGCGGCTCCAAATTAGCACCAACAATGTGCAGTTCCTCGCGTTCGAGGACGTTCAATTTCAAAGCACGCAGGCTCAGACAAGGCTTTGGTCTGGCTGGCTGACCGTCACCCTCCTGACTGCAGAATACGCTCGTATTCCCTGCAAGGGCTTTCCCTTGGGCACGGTAAAGCTTACTGCCAGCGGTAACGGCCACGCGGGTAAGAAGCGCATGCAATATGCGGCGATGAGTATCTACAATCTCGATACGTTGCCGGGCGAAGACGAGGCCGACGCGCTCTGCGTGCTCCGTACTGCCGAACTATGGCGATCAGGTAAACTGGTCATGGCCGAGAAGAAGAAAAAGCCCCGCAAATCAAAAAAGAAACCGCCGGACGCCCAAGGCCAACTCTTGTAAATTTCAACTAAACTAGAACTAAAATAATAAAGCAAATATGAGTAATCTCCTATCCCCCCAATCATTTGTCCCGACCAATGGGTCTGCGCTAGTCACCACGGGTGCCCACGAGGCAACTGTGTTTAATCCAGAGGTATTTGAAAGCCTCTACAAGATCGCCGAAATGTTGGCACACTCAACCCTTGTCCCCGACACGCTTCGAGGCACCAAGAAGGCAGGCACGTTCACCGAGTTTCCGCTCCAGCAACGTGTAGCCAACTGTTTTCTCGTAGTCGAGCAAGCGCACCGATGGGCAATGTCGCCTTTCGCGGTAGCGGCCTGCGCGTCAGTGGTCTATGGACGGTTAATGTGGGAGGGTAAGCTCATCCACGGAGTGATTGAGGCCAAGCTTGGTATAAAGCTGGACTTCGTTTTTGACGAGGCGCAAGGCGACAAGCTTGGAGTGGTCGTGTCTGGCCTATTCTCTGGAGAAGAAAACCCGCGCACGGTCGAGGGCACGGTCGAGCAATGGAAAACTACGGGCGACAATTCCCCGTGGGGCAACAGCCAGAACTACAAGCGACAACTGCGCTACCGCGGGGCGCGCGAATGGGCTCGGGCACATGCACCTGGCGTAATCTTTGGCGTTATCGCCGACGATGAAGCGGTCGACTTCAATCAAATGAAGAGGGCTGATACGGATGGCGGCACTTACGTTCGGAAAACCGAAGTGGATCCTACTAAGCTGCCTAAGCTGGAATCAAGCACGGAAACGCCGGCGCAAAAGGCAAAGGCACCCAGCGAGGAGCAGATGCCGTCGGGTGCTGATTCTTCTCGACCGGTCGCGGTGCTTTCCGATGTGGAAATCAAGGAAAGTCCTCCCAGCGCGAAACGGCCGTGGACTGCATGGATCGGCGAGTTCTTCTTGGAGGGTAAGACTCTCAAGATTGGCACATTCAGTAAGACGATTGGCTCGACCATGCTGAAGCTAAAAGGCAGTGAAGTCTTCGTTGAATACGAGACCACTGAAAAGGGTTCGACGGTCACGAGCATTGCATCGGTGGATAATGGTAGCGAAGAAGAAGGGGGGCTTGTATAATGAGTGTCCAAACCGAAACCCAAACTGCCCTTGCGATTCAGATCAAGGGCGAGATTGTCAAAAGCAATTTTGATGTGTGGAGCGCCGAGCTTAAAGAACAGATTCGCGCGCTCAATTACGAGCTATCCACGGATGCCGATTTTGATGCGGCTGCAAAGAACGTGAAGTCGCTCAAGGGGGCCGAGGAAGCGCTCGAAGAATCCAAAGAGGAAGCGCTCAAGCAGGCCGAAGACATTCAGAAACTCTTTGCGGCAATTGACGACGTTAGCGCCGTTGCTCGCGAGGCGCGACTCAAGCTTGATCGGCAGATTAAGGAGCGTAAGGCAACTCGCGCGAAAGAAATCGTTGAGGATGCCGTCAACTCAATCAAAGCGATCTTAAAGGATGGCTATCGCCCGCAGATCGAGGCGGCAATAAAGGGCCGGCGCACGATCGATACAATTAAGTGGGCGGCCAATGACGTTGTTGAGTCGGTCAATGCCCAGATCGTTGCCACCCGTCAGGCTATGGAGGAAATGATAGCGGAGAACCCCGAAGCTTCCGTGCTGATGCCCGACCAAGAGAAGCTCGAGCAAATGAAGAGGTCTGATCTCCTTGTCGAAATGTCGCGCCGGTTTGAACGCGCAAACCTTGCGAAGGAAACGGCTAAGCTCAAAGCCCAGCAGGAGAAATTAGAGGCCGATGCCGCAGCGCTTCGCGCCACTCAAGCAAAGGAGCTGGCCGCCGCTCAGGAGCAAAATCGGGCTGGGGATGAAAGCAAGTCAACTTCTACCGTGGTCGAAGAAAAAGCGACCTCACGAACTCACGCCCCGGCTCCCCTTGTCGGTGATTCAGTCACGATCTCTTCCACCGCTCGTTCTGTGACAATTCCGCGCAATGCGAGCGAGGAAGAAATGGGTTCGGCGGCTCAGAGATTAGGCCCCACGGTAGCCGAAGAAATGGCCGACTTTAAGGAGCGTTTAAAGCTGGCATTTGCGCCACTCAAGGTAGCACGGGGCAATTTAAAGCACCATCGAAATATCGAGCTTGCTCAGGTGTTCGCTGACAAGCTCATGGAGGGCTGGAAACTGCTTGATGGTGGGGGTGCAGAATGAAGATCACAGACGCAGAAACCTTCGGGAGGATTGTTAAGTCCCGCGCCAACGATCGCGTTCAAGCTAGGCTGAAAGTTTTCCGCGAGGAGATGCAGGCGGCATTAAAAAAGCTAGGCTTTGTTAGCGGTGGTTTTTCTCCGCCAGACCAGAGCTATCTCATTAAATACATCAAGGGCACGCCAGAAGAGCGATTGAAGGAGGCGGCCAAGGTGAACAGTCATTATACGGAATATGTTCATAACTTGGCGCTCGTAACACTAGGATCGGCCAGCAAGGGAGGCACGTTCCCTAAAAAGCTTTGGCGCGATGAAGAGGCAGCTGTCGAGAAAGAGCTGCTCGGCACGCTGGATGAGATGCAGAAGGCCATCCTATCTGCGAACAGTCCTATGGACTTGAGTCAAGGCGAAGAAGGGGGGCTTGAGTGATCGTACTAGACCAATTACTCCAAGGCAGCGAGGCATGGGAGCAAGTCCGCCTTGGCCGAGCCACTGCTAGCGAGTTCGACAAGATACTCACGCCTAGCGGGGCGATCTCAAAGCAAGCGATCGGGTATATGCGCAAGCTCGCCCGCGAGGTCTTAGTCGACAACCCAAACGAATGGCAAGGCAACCGCCATACTGATTGGGGCAATGAGCACGAGGCCGACGCGCGGAGGGCTTTTACCGACCTCACCGGACTCCAGGTTACTCAGGTCGGTTTCGTCGCCCGCGATGATGAAGCGCCTGTCGGGTGCTCACCTGACGGTCTCATAATGAATCATGCGATAAGCACATGGAGCGCAGGCTTGGAGCTTAAGTGTCCTGCCGTTGATACCCACGTAGGCTACATTATGGAGGGTAGATTGCCGAATAGTTACAAGCTGCAAGTGCATGGCTCAATGGCCGTCACGGGGTTAGATGTTTGGTATTTTTTTAGCTACTTCCCAGGGCTTAATCCGTTTCTGCTAAAAGTGGAGCGCGACGACTTTACCGAGAAGGTTGGCCGCGAACTCGACAAGTTCATCGTTGGTTATGCTGACGAGCGCGAGGCCGTAAAGGCGAAGATACTGCCCCGCACCATAAATGAAGAAGTGGTTGAATTCCAACTACCCGTTGATGAGCCCGCAGAAGCGGACGAATCACTAATTTAACAACCAAACGCAAGCAAACGATGAAAAAAATGAAAAGAAACGACATACTTAGCACGGCAAAGCCGCTGTCCATGATTGAGGAAAATTACTGCAAGGTGCTCGACGGTCATAAAACTCAGACCCGTAGAGTAAGGGAATGGTCAGTTAAGCCAAGGTATAGTGCGGGTGACATTTGCTATCTGAGCGAACCGCTGGAAATATTCTCTTACTCGATAGACGATGACGGGGGCTGTGCTGATGTGCTCTACCACTGGAAGTCCCCTGCCTTGCCCGACTCTAACTCGAATATGGAGCTCACGGCCAGCGATGTGAAAGCCCTACGCAAGCGTAAGCTTGGTATCAGCAAGCCTACGACTGCTCGCTTCATGCGCAAATCATTTGCTCGCCATTTCGTTATCATTACTCAGGTTCGCACCGAAAGGTTACAGGAGATCAACCGAGGCAGCTGCATGGAAGAAGGTTGCCCCTTTCCGAATAGGCATATCGGGCCTGACCCAAGGCTCTGGTTTATTGCGCTTTGGGATTCAATCAACCCCAAGGAGAACACTTGGCAAGATAACCCAATGGTGTGGGTTTACTCATTCAAACTTCTGGAGGTCGAGGCATGATAAGGCACCAGGCTCAACCCAACTCAACTACCTGCGTCCATACATGCTGGGCGATGTTATCTGGCTGGACGGTTGACCAAGTTATCGAGTTGGCCGGCACGGATGACGGACTCTCGTGGCAGGCTGAATACGAATTAGCGAACAAAATAGGGATGTTCTTCAATATTTGCACGATGCCACAACTATTCCCCGACCATTACCATGTGGTGACGGTTCCTTCGCTAAACATCGAAGGTGGCACTCACCGGATGATCCTACACTGGAAACTAGGCGAGCGTAAGATCGTGGTCTATGACCCAAATCAAGGCCGTGAAAATGCGAAATTCTACACGGCCGAGACGCTAAAGTCTTACACCGACGTATGGATTGTACTGCCTGAGTTTAGCAAGGCTGAGGTATGAGCACTCGTCGAAGCACTCCCAATAACTCAATCAAGGATCCATCGGGCAAGGGCTACCTGTGCTCTTGTGGGTGCGGAAAAAAACCAATCGCGCCAAAGCGCAATTGGTTTAGTCCTGAGTGCGTGCATCGCGGTAGAATGCGGAGCGACCCCGGATATGTGCGCCAGCAAGTATTCGAGCGCGACAAGGGTTGCTGCGCTAATTGCGGGCGGGACGTTGAAAAGTTGCGCCGCCGATTTCACCGCCTCTACATGGAGACTAAGGGAATTTCCGCGCGGGCAGTTTACCCTTCGGCACACTATGGTCTCCACAGAGTTAGGCATCTTTCCAAGTGGCATGAGGTGAGTCGCTTTCCGGACTTGTCGCGCTCTTGGTGGGACGCTGATCACATCATTGAAGTCGTGCGGGGCGGAGGTGAATGCGGTCTGGATAACTATCAGACGCTTTGCGTTCCTTGCCATAAAACCAAGACGGCACGTCTCGCAGGGGAACTTGCCCGCGAACGCTCTCTCAAAGACCTCCAATCTGAATTATTCACATCAACCCACTAAGCAAGCATGGCAAAGAATTCAAAAATCGAATGGACTACCCACACCTTCAACCCTTGGCGCGGCTGCTTCAAAGTAAGCGCCGGCTGCTCGAACTGTTACGCAGAGATCAGTGCCCCGAGTCGCGTGGCTCGAGGTAAAGGGATTGAGACATGGGGAAAGAATGCTTCTCGGATTGTAGCGAGCGAATCAATGTGGCGAGAGCCCGAGAGATGGAACCGCGAAGCCGAGGACGAAATAGACGCCGAGCTGCATGACTTCAGCGAAGATGGTTACGTCCCCCCAGAGCGGCCGCGCGTCTTTTGCGCCAGTCTGGCCGATGTATTCGAAGACTACCAAGGGGGGAAGGTTGGCCCGATCAGGAAGGACGGGACGATCGATAATGTTTTTGATGATCTGACGCTTGTGCGGTTACGGCTGTTCGATCTAATTTACCGCACACCTTGCCTTGATTGGCTACTGCTCACTAAGCGGCCTGAAAACGTAGAGAAGATGCTGCGTGAGGTGTATGAGATTTGCAGGGCTCACAACAACCCAAATGACCCGAACCCTTTGGTTAAATGGCTCCGCGATTGGCTCACCGGAAACCCTCCGCACAACGTGTGGATGGGCACTACTGTCGAAGATCAAGAGAATGCTGAAAAGCGGATTCCAGCACTACTGGATATACCCGCTCGGGTGCGCTTTCTTTCCTGCGAGCCAATGCTCGGGGCGGTCGATCTGCGCCCCAGAACCCCAAGCGGGTTCTCTCCATGGCTGCGCGGCATTGATTGGGTGATCTGCGGTGGCGAGAGCGGGGCTAAGGCGCGCCCCATGTCCCCAGAGTGGGCACTGAGCCTCCGCGACCAGTGTAGGGCTGCTGGCGTGCCGTTTTTGTTCAAGCAGTGGGGCGAATGGGCACCGCTTGACAATGAAAGTAGTGAGACGGGTCTAAAGTATTACTTTTGCGACGGATTAGTCGCAACCAAGGTCGGAAAGAAAGCCGCCGGTCGCCTGCTTGACGGAGTTGAGCACAACGGATTCCCAGAGGCGTAAGATGACATGGATACTCCCATCATCAATACCCTCTCGCTTTGTTCCGGAGTCGGAATGCTCGACCTTGGTGGTGGACGAGAGCCGAGCCGATCAATTGCGAGCAGGAGGAAACGAATCAACACCTTCACTTAACCAATCAACCAAAAATAAAAATGAGTAAAAAAAGAATCAGTAAAAGTGGCCTAAATAAGATCACCAGAGCAGTCGCCCGAGGCTGGAAGCCCGGACTGAGAGTCCGCGACTTCCTTGGCCCCATACTGCGGGGTCAAATGCCGCGCAACCGTAGCATCTGGAGCTTGTAGGCACCGGTAACCCATGGAAGAAAATGGCTATCTCCCAATAGGGCGCAGCATCTTTGCGAACCCGCTGTGGACTCAGGAACGTGAGTTCTCTGATTTTGAAGCGTGGTTTGATATGATTGGCACTGCTCGCTTCGGTAAATCCGAAGTCGAGGTCGTCATAAGGGGTGTTGGAGTCTTGAAATTACAGCGCGGGGAACTCGTCGGCTCAGTCCGCTACCTCGCAAAACGCTGGAATTGGGGAGAGAAGAAAGTTCGTGTCTTTCTGAAGCGCTTAACAGCGATGAAAATGATTGAGACACACCAAAGGGCACACGTTGGGGCACAGTCAATAACCGTCATAAAGCTCTTAAACTACGACACTTACAACAATGTAGATAATTACAAGGTCACACCAAAGGGCACACCTTTGGGCACACGAAGGGCACACGAAGGGCACAAAGAAGAAGAAGGTAAAGAAGGTAAGAAAGTATTAAGAACTACCACTACTGTGCCTGCGGTGGAGGAACTTAAACTTTCATCAAAACCTGAACCTTACCAAACTGTCGAAGCAGACCTGATCAAGCTATGGAACCTGCAAGGGGTCTTCCGCAAGTGCGCTAATTTTAGCGAAGGACGCAGGAAGACTTTGCGGGCGCGGCTCAAGGAGGTTTGGTGGCGCGAAAACTGGCAAAAAGGCGTCTCGATTGCGGCTCAAAGTGATTTCTGTTTAGGCACAAATAGCCGAAATTGGGTGGCTAACATCGAATGGTTTCTGCGACCCGAAACACTCACCAATATCCTTGAAGGCAAATACGGAGAAAATACGAAAAATGAATACGAAAATGGAAAATTCTGAACTAACCTGCACCCCTACCCCCGATGATGTTGCGCAAGCTCGCAAGCGAACAAACGCTGAGCGGCTGGGGAACACTCAATGCACACCGGGGGTGTGCGTTATCTGCGGACACTGCTTTGCGGAGACCCATTACCATATCGGAGAAGAGGGCGAACCGTTCCACATGAAAGTGGCTAACCTCTACTGCGATAACGCGCTCAACCTAGTGGATGAGGCCGACAAGTTAGAGGCGAATTACCGAACCAAGTGGGATCGCCAATGTCCGCCACTCTATCGTAAAATTAAGCCAATCCTCCGTAAAAATTATCCACGCATCGACTGGAAGCAATACGACTTGTCTATGAAGTGGGATCCTGCATCAAGTAAAGGTCTTGTCATAGTCGGAGAGAGTGGAGCGGGTAAATCAACGACTCTCTGGCACTTAATGCTTAGGGTTGAGAGAGCTCGGGTCAATTGGAGGCTATATTGCGGCAGTAAGCTCACCCAGGCCTTTTTTGCAGCCGTTAAGAGTCGGAGTGTCGACGCACTACTCGAAGAGCTAGCAACCGTTCCAGTTCTAGCCTTCGATGATTTCGGTAAAAGCTTAATCACTGAGGGGCTTGGTGCTTTCGTGTTCGACCTGATCAACCGAAGGACTGAATACGATTTGCCGATCATAATGACAACGCGATTCACTGGTAAAAACCTCCATACCCGCTTCTCAGACGATCACACCAAAGGGCATGACATTGCCAGACGCTTAAACGACTACTGTGATGTGAATACATTTCGGCTTTTCGGAAAGGCACCAGTGCAGGAGAGTTTAGAAGTATAAACGGGCGCAGAACCCCGCCAACCAAAACAAGATGAATCATTCAAAAAACTACAGGCTATTTGTCGAGATATTACCCCCTCTGAGTTACAAAAGATGGGCACAAATCATTGAGATTAAGCCACCCTACCACAAACAGTTTCGACCAATCCGAACTACAGATGATAGGCTCGGGAAGCTTCTTGGTGAGCTTTACGTAGAGGAAGCGCGACCATTAAAGGCGGATCGAAAGCTGCTGGCATCCAGCCTAGCTGCTGAAATCACAAAAAGTCTTCTGGAAGCAATGGAGGCCGAGGACACGCACAATGGTTACAGGTTGAACAAGGAGGATAATCATGGATGAGCCTAAGCGAAATACATTGAATAATCCGCCTGGTTCGATCCTGTCCATAATGCCAATATCCGAGCATGTGGCTGAGCGTGCAAATGCTCGATACCAGTGGGAGGTGAAGGACTGGAGTAAAAACTTCCGCCACCGAATGGACTTCAACGAGTATAAATATCGCGGGGGATTAAATGCTGACGTGGCGGCTGGACACATCGGAGAGGATCAGGCATTCGACCTTCTCGAAAAATACACACAATCGAACAAATAGATGAGTCACGTAATGAAGCATAGTGAGGAACGAACGGCGCGTAATGGAGTTGATACTCAATCGTCTGGTTCACCTACCCGTCCGGTCGTTCGATGGCATGGTGGCAAGTGGATACTCGCTCCGTGGATAATCAGCTACTTTCCGGCTCATCGGGTGTATATCGAGCCCTATGGTGGAGGCGGATCTGTCTTGATGCGGAAAGATCGAAGCTATGCTGAGGTGTATAACGACTTGGATGGTGAGATCGTAAATCTTTTTAAGGTGATCCGTGGCGACGGCCGTAAGTTGGTCGAGCAGCTCGAACTCACACCATTCTCGCGGGTGGATTTCAAAGAGAGCTACGAACCTTCAGGCGATCCAATGGAGCAAGCGCGTCGGACTGTGGTTCGGTCATATATGGGATTCGGGTCGAACTCTCACAATCAGAATACTGGATTCCGCTCGAACTCTAATCGCAGTGGGACTACTCCAGCGGCAGACTGGCGGAACTACCCGAAGGCAATGCCAGCGATGATTGATCGGCTACGAGGCGTCGTAATTGAGAATCGGGACGCGCTAGAAGTAATGCAGAGGCACGACTGCAGGGATACGCTGCATTATGTCGATCCCCCGCATGTGCCTGAGACTCGCAACAAGGGGGAAGACTACCGGCACGAAATGACGGTCGATGACCATATCAAAATGGCAGGAGGCCTCAACGGATTAGAAGGAATGGTCATAATAAGTGGCTATCGCTCGACACTTTACGATGAACTTTTCGCTGGTTGGCAGCGCGTAGAACGGCGTGCGCTTGCAGACGGTGCTAGGCAGCGCACTGAATGCCTTTGGCTCCGTAACGTGACAGAGGCTCAAACTTCTCTCTGGTGAAATTAGATCACTAGTCAATGCAAGGAAAGAAACTATGAACATCAACACACCAGTCCCCGCGCAGTACACCTGCATAGTAGCCGACCCACCTTGGCAGGTTAAGGCCGGGCCCGCCGGAGCGCCCTACTGCCTCGACGCAAATGGTGTGCAGTCGTGGGACAAGGTGAGTCGCCCGTCTCGCGACCTACCCTACGGATCAATGAGGGTAGATGAGATTGCCGCCTTGCCCGTGGGTGACTTGGCGTGTAAGGATGCGCATCTTTATCTCTGGGTGATCAACCGCTACGTTGAGGACGCGTACAAGATCGCGAGAGCGTGGGGCTTCAAGCCAAGCACCCTGCTGGTGTGGGCTAAGAACCCGATGGGAGGAGGGCTGGGCGGTGCCTACGGTATATCGACCGAATATATTCTGTTCTGTAGGCGTGGCACATTGCCAGCGATCGGTAGAGTCAAGGGGACGTGGTTCAACTGGAAGCGCCAATATGGCGCAACTGGTAAGCCGCAGCACAGCCGCAAGCCCGACGCCCTTCAAGACATGGTAGAGGGCGTGAGTCCTGGCCCATACCTTGAGCTATTTGCAAGGCGTAAGCGGGAAGGCTGGTGCTCGTGGGGTAATGAGATCGAGAGCGATGTATCGGTAGGGTGAAGGGGCAGTAGCAGCACATGAAGCAGAGCAGTACCGTGCACTCGCTACGCTCGTGAAGCCAAGCATCAAGCCGCCTGTCAAGCTCAATAGTATTATGAGCTTAAAAAGAGCACCACCGTAGAAAAGAAAACTATTATATAAGTCGTTGAGAGCTACCACTTTCCTTTT